TTAGCAACTTTCTTAGGGTCTCCACCTGTTTTAACATCTTTAATAGTTTGGTCTAATCTCGTTTTAATACTACGAATTGCTTCATCGGGATTTACAGTTAGTACTGAACTCATAAATGATAATACCTCAGAACCAACACCTAAAAATATATCCTCAAATGGTCGAATATTATCTTTTGATATTTTTTGATGGTCGTTTTTATCCACACCCAATGCCCATTGTAATACTTTTTCCGATTTAATTGTTTTACTACTTAATCCAAAACCTTTATTAAAGAATGCCCACCTTCTTACCAATCCATCTTTTGTTTCTTTATCTAACTTTTCAGGTGAATTTTTTTCTATGTAATCATCCCACCAAGCCTGATGATACTCTGCCATACCATCACTATCTTTTAACCCAAATTTAGATTGTAATTTTTGCAACATCCCCAAAAACTTTGGTTGTAATTGTTTTAAGCTTTCCTCTTTTGGTAATTGAGTAACGGGTGGCCCTTGTATGGTATATTTGTCTTGAACATGCTGATTTACCTGTTTAATCATCCCAGCTAATATGGTAGCATCGGATTGTTCTGCTCCAATTGCCACACCACTATCATCGTATTCAGTTGTGTTATGAAATACTAAAAGAGCCTGACCATAAGCTATTACATTTACGGAGGTTGGATAAATAACCTCTAAGTTCATAAATTTCTTACCCTGCTTAAATATTTTGTCCCGTTGTGCTTTGGATAAACTACCCACCGCTTTTTCTAAATCTTTCATAGCAAAGTTGTAAGCATCGGTTAATCCACCTCTACCAGCAAATTTAGTAGCAACATCCGTTATGGACATTGCATTTTCACCACTATTTGCTAAGTGCCCTTTATTTCTTGCAGCAATTAATCCCCTATCATCTCTCCAACTAATAGCAAGTGCTTGGCCATCCGTATTATGAACCAATATTTTGTTTGCATAATAGCATGAGAAATTATCAACTTTTATATCGTATCTAGTCTGAACTTTATTTATTCTTTTTATTGATTTAATTTTCATATTTAATCCTTATAAAATTACAGCCTAATAATTTTTCTATTTCTTTTTGACGTATTATATCTTTATTTTTAAGAGAACCATCTTTATTAAAATGGCTTTTTTCATCAATTTCAATTACAACATTTTTTTCTTTACTATAACCATCTACAAAATAACCAAGCTCTTTTATATAATATTCACCACCATTTTCAGCATGTCTTAAATCGGTTATACCAAGTTCTTTTGCTTTTTGCTCTAATATTGATATAGATTTAATATTGTATGATGGTATAATTTGCCCACCATTGGATATTTGTTTTTGTATTTTTTGTAAAGTTATAAGCCTTTGTTTTTTTCTAATTTCATCATTTTTAGCAGGATTATCTACACCATATTTTACATATATTTTTTTAACATAATCGTTGTGTAATACACTATCTTTACATAGATGACTATATGCACCATATTTTTCAATATTGGTATGTTGTATTTTTTCTTTCACTAACGGATGTTGGAATACATTATCAACCCCATATTTTTCTTTAACTGTTTTATTTCTTTTTTCATATGATACAGTACCTTTACTTAAAGGGTTTGTTGCACCATATTTTTTTAAATTAGTTTTTTCAATTTTTGATTTATACCCCTCCATATAATGAGATTGTTTAATATTTCTAATAGGTATATTCAACCTTCTCAATTGTTTATTTATTATGGTAGATGAATCCCAACCATTATCATTTGCAATTTGCAGTGCTGATTTTCCTTTAACTATATATTCTTCATATAAAAAATCATAATTAAAAGTATTATCTCTCCACTCTTTATATTTTTTACAACCCGTTATATGCCCATTCATACTGTTTTTTCCAACGATTTCAATTTTTTTTCCGCAATAGTTACATTCTTTTTTCATAATAGGCATTCTTTCATATAAATATAGAGATTGTGAAAAAACCGATGGGTGATTACAGTATTTTTAACCTCATATCCTCTGTTAAATCTTTGGCCTGAACATATCCAATATCTTCAACATACATTCTGTGATTTGGTGTTACTTGAATAGTTTTACCATCTTCTAATTCAATCTCTAACCACTCATCACTATCATCGTTATTGAAACCCTCTATAACAGCCATATATTCGTTATTACCAGTTTCCGAATTGAATGATAATACATCATCCGTTATTTTATTATCCACAAAATGTGATATGGTCATATCGCCATTATTTTTAGTATGAATTATACTATCACCTGCTATACATTTTTCTCGAGTCAATTCAAGTTCACCATTTAGGGCTTTTGTTATTATGTTTTTTAAATCACCAAAGGTTAAATTTAATTCATTATCAAATGGATGATTCATATGACCGTATGCACCACCTTCGGTTAAAAAGTTAGAAAACCTTTTACCAATAGTTTCCAATAATTTATATTGTTTTTTATCTAATATTTCTAATTTTTTTCCAAGTATCCACTCAACAACCTCATAACCCATTCCTCTATATACTTCTTTTAAATCAGTATCTTCTAATCCAGTTATTTCAACCTCCGGCGCATTTTGGGTAGTATCTAATGGAGATGTTGCCAGGTCAGCAGTTAAATAATTTTCCGTTTCAGGAATATCCAGCAAATCATCCATAGTGAATACCTTTCTCCTACTTACATATTGATAAAAATCACCAGTACCTTTTGCACTTTTTCTAACCATTACATCTGCTTTTGGAAAATGCATTTGGGTATATCCACCATTTACAAACCAATAATCATTTTTTTGCGCATCTTTTCCAAGTCCTAATATTCTTTTTTTATTATCTGGAACAAAAATTGCATCAGGTTCTCCTGCATCCGCACCATACCCACCACTCAATGTAGATTCAATTAGGGGGATTATACTATAATTTTGTAAGAAATTAGTAATTATTTCGTTTACACCACCCAACTTTTTGGAAATCATATCAAATATTTCCCGATTCCATTTGGGATATGCTTTCTTAAACCCTGCTTTCTTTTGCGATTCATCTCCCCTCGATAACCAATTACGAACATCCGTTCCACTTATTGCATTTTTTTGAGCAGGAGATACATACACATAACCATGATCTTTATAACCAAATGCGGGTTTGAAACCATCTCCTGAATGAAATTTCTTAAAATACTTTCCACCAAGTCTTGCAGCATCTTTCTCACCAACAACAGTTACAAATGCAGTTGTATCATCTGGAAACCCTTTTAGTATTTCAGTTGGTGCGTATGGGTTTTTTACTTGAACGATTTTGTCTGATGAAATACCAAACATTACCATCATTATTTTTTTCTTCTCCAAAAAATTAAAAGGGTCTTTCGGTCCACCACTTTTGTTGGATGTTCCAATGAATACATTTTCTTTACCGAATTTTGATACTAAATTTTTATATGTTGCGTAATGCCCTTTATGAAATGGTTGAAATCTACCTGCGTAAACTACAACGGTCTTATTTACTTCTTCAGTTAATACAGATTTAACCCATTCTTTTATTAAATTTCCCATATGAATATAAATATAAGATTATTGATTAATCAATTATGGTGTGTATGATGATGTATAGTATGGTAAAAATAATATAACATTAGAAAATCCAGACGCTCCTCCTAAATCACTTTGTAATTTTATTTGTAAAAATCCATCCGGATCACCCAATACACCAAACACAGGTTGACCATCTCTATCAGAATTTCTTATTATTGGAATATTACCACTACTCCAATCGTTCTTTTGCTCTTCTGTTATCGTTGAACCCGATGGTGGTGTTGTATCATTCCAAGCAGTTGCTGTCAAATTTAATGTCAAAGCACCACCATTTGCATCTGGAATTATACTATTAAGATCTGATGCCAATGAATATGCGTTAGAAGCCGATATTGAGGTTGCTACCAAGCTACTACTTACCGAACTTAATTTGGTGTCGGTACTTATCAGGCTACTACTTACCGAACTTAATTTGGTGTTGGTACTTATCAGGCTACTACTTACATCAATAAGAACATCATTTCGGTCGGTTCTTTTATTTATAGTACTGCCTGTTACATAAACTTGCAATTCACCTAAAGAGCCCGTTGAAAATTGAAAATACTCTGATGCAGTATGGGGTGTTTGCGTAGATGATTGCGTGTAATATAAAATATTTAAATAACCATTTAAAGAACTATTATTTTTAAAATAGTATGCAGAATTAGATGCCGTTGAAATTGTTGTATTACCACCCCCATATGATATGGTAAATGTCGATGATATAAATGGTGCTCCAATAGATTGTACATTGGGTTCTATTATAGATGCGGATGGGAACGATGCTGATATTATATATATTATTGGAGAATTAACTAAATCTCCAACCCAACTTATACCATTTATTGATTCTATATCACCGGTATATTCACCACTTAATGTTAAACTACCAGATGTTATACCCGTAATTTGATAATTTGAAGAAGTTTGAATATTAACGGTTTGATTAATATAACTATATTTTATTGGAACTTTATAAACAATATTACTCATATTTAATTATTTCTTTTTTTTAAGTTGTTTATTTCTTCTTCAAGTTTTTCTACTTTATCTAATAAATACTCTATTACTTTTGATTGGTATGGTATTACTTTTAGATAATCAACACTTAATTGTTGTCCTTCATAAAATTTAATATCACCGTCTATATATTCTTTTATTTCATCATTAGGTGTGGTAGAAACTATATGTTCAAATCCAGCTTTTACAAAATCTTGTGCAATAAATCCGCTTGAAAAACTTTTATCATCTTTTATATCCCAATTATATGTTACGGGTTTTACTTCTTTGATTAATTTAGTAGCATCTTCTATCTTAATTTCATTTATATTTTTCTTAAATCTAATATCGGATAAATGTTTTATTCCACCAGAAAAAACAAGCAATTCTCTTGAAAGAATTTTACCTTCTGCGAATATAGAAACATCATTAATTACTGTGTTAGCATTTCCGGTTTGATAACCTGTCAATATACCTGTTGTAGCATCCTGAGTTGGGTCCTGATTTATCCATCCCCATGCAGTTGTTGGAGAATTACTACCAACCTGAATTGTAGAATTTGGGGTATTAAAAACTGATAATACTGCAACACTACCACTTTCGGGTTTATTATACATACTTGGTGCTGTAGCATGAGTTCCGGTTACTATCACTCCACGAGAACCACTAATTATTACATTTGTATCAATCATTCTAATACCACCCGTTGCCCAGCCACTATTTTGATTAAGTGGAATTTGTGATATAGTTAATATATCATTTCGATTGGTTGTTATTCCATTACCAACCGTAAATAATCGACCACCATCACCAAAATCTTTATTGAACCTGCCAATAGTAGTTTCAAAGTCTGCATAAGAAATTGTTTCTTGTCCCGACGAATTAGAACCCTGACCGATAGCAATAGTGTTCCACCCTCTTGAATTAGAACCATCACCAATAGATATACAACCACCGCCTTCAGCATGGGAAAATGAACCTGATGATATTGAACCCACACCCTCAGCATGGGAATAAGAACCGGATGCTGTTGTTAAATAACCTTCAGCATGAGAAAAATCACCATATGCTATTGTGTTATATCCTTCAGCATGGGAACTATTACCATACGTTTTTGTAAAATTGCCTTCAGCGTGTGAATTTTCACCATATGCTATTGTATCAATTCCTTCGGATCGTGAATATGAACCCGATGCAATTGTATTATTTCCCTCAGCATGAGAATAAGAACCGCTTGCTGTTGTGTTATAACCTTGAGCATGAGAATAAATACCAATTGCTTGTGTAAATATTCCTTGCTGAAAAGTCCCCTCTATATCTAATTTTGCGGATGGGGTTGATGTTCCTATGCCAACTGCTCCATTTTCTCCTGCATTTGTGGTTGCATTATAATCATAAACAAAATCTAATGAGCCACTAAGTACTTCATTACCCGCACTTCCACTTGCGAATTGTATTGCTTTGTTCGGTTCTACATTGATAGTACCTCCACCGCCGATTGTTAAAGATGATGTAAAATATGTAACTTCACCACTCACAGTATCATACATTAATAGGTGTTGTTGGGAGATATTTCTTGATTCGGTTAAATAAAGTGAGCCTGTTATTTTAAAATGAGAACCAGATGTTTCTACTAAATTTTTTCTATTTGAATTATCGGCTCCATTACCTATTATAAAAGAAGATGGTATAGATGATGGTATATTATATCGCCCTATAGTTAATTGGTAATTACCATTTGCTATTGTACCCAGCCCTTCGGCGTGGGAAGCTAAACCATATGTATGCGTTAAATAACCTTCGGCATGAGAATATATACCTGATGCTGTTGTATAACCCCCTTCAGCATGGGAATAAGAACCTGATGCTATTGTTGAGTGACCTTCAGCATGAGAGGCATCACCGTATGCATCTGTATAGTAACCTTCGGCATGGGAATAATTACCGTATGCATCTGTACCATAACCTTCAGTATGGGAATGATTACCGTATGCCTCTGTTAATCCCCCTTCAGCATGGGAAGCAGTACCAAAAGCCCGTGATATCACACCTTCAGCGTGGGAATATGAACCTGATGCTGTTGTGTTACCTCCTTCAGCGTGGGAATACTCACCTTTTGCTTGTACATTTGTTCCTTGCTGAAAAGTACCCCGAACATCTAATTTTGCTGTTGGATTAGAAAGGCCCAATCCAACCCTTTGATTATTATAATCATAAACAAAATCTAATGAACCACTTAATACTCCCGGACTACCACTTGCGAATTGAACTGCGGTGTTTGGGCTTACATTTAATTGTACATCCCCAAGAAATTCTTTCCAATCATTTGCGGTGTTTGTTCTTGTGTTAAAATTCCCCGTGTTTATGTATATATACATAGTTTCATTATCCTGCTGATAGCATAATAACCCATGATAACATATTGTTGGGTCGATAGCCAATCTTTCCGATTCATCTTCCGCTAACATTCGAAAGTCCAATGCCCATGATGGAAGAATTCCATCAAAATAAAGAGGAAAAGATAGTGGCGTAGGTGATGGTGTGGGCATAAATAATATATCCTATTTAATGATTATCTTCTTTTACAATAAACGTAATATGTTTTCGGCTGACCACCAAGCTGATGGGTTGTGGGTATTTTTCTAACATAAGCCGCATAATGACCAATCAAATATTCTGCGAACCCTATAGTATTAGTTGGATTAATAAGATTGGTACCTGGAATGGTCGAATCCCATATACCGGCAATTTCTATATTTCTATTTACAATAAAATACTCTCTTTTTTTGGAACTTCCCAAATAACCAATTGTGAATAGTGGGTTGCTTTGTGGTGTGCTACTTCCATTTGGTGTTATTCCATTATTGTATGTTAAATCAAATCCAACTGAACCTGTTATTAAACTATTATTAGTAGTTCTTGTATCCCATCTCCTCAAATCATAAATTGATTCGGTAGTCATAACCTGATTAAAATCGTCTTCAAAAAAAGAACCTGAACGGATACTTATCGTTTTAAACAATGTAAATACCTCAAGTTGATTATTACAAAATATTGGTGGGTCATTTAAATTAAAGTGTGGAACTCCGCTAGGATTTCTTGAAGAACTAAAAGATGATGATGCCCATATTCTTAAATAACTTCTCTGTTGAAAATTAACACCCAACTCATCCCAGGGGTTATTCAATGGGCTAGTTGTAGGTATGCCAATATTTCTTTGTGTTTCATTAGAACTAACCACAAAATTATCATTTCCCAAAGAACCACTTAATGATCCTGTTAATTGAAAAGTTAAATTTGCCGTTTGAATATTATTTTGAGTAGTTGTACTTGTCCAACTTAAATCCTGATATATGTTTTGGTTATTATCCCTAAGATATCTGTATAGTGTTGGTTTCCCACCAATAAACTCCCAAGCCGGTTGTGATGTATTTATATTAACAGTTTCTATGGTTATACTACCACTATCACCCATTTCAGTTATTATAGTATTTAATTGATTTGCACTTTTAAATCCAAAGGCAAGACCTGATGTGGAATTGGGTTGGGGTTTTTGACTTGGTATATATGTATTAGGGCAATCTCTTGGTGATGGGGAAAATGTTGCTGTCGAACTACACATTGCCCATGTTGTGGAATCAAATCTGGACTCTGATATCGATGCCGTTACTCTAAATGTGTAAGATACTTGTCCAAAAGATGATGATGGTATTCCAAATGTTATTGATGTATTTGGAGAAGATGGTACATAATTTATACTTCCAGTTTTCCATAATTCCAAACTCCCCGAATGTAACGATGCGGAAATTAAAGTAACATTTAATTGTGGTGCAGGTGAACATACACCATACGGGTTATTATGAGTAAAACCAACGTTAATGGCATATGAAGCGGTTTCCCTATTATGCCTTTTATCATTACCAGTAGTACCCAATAATGGGGTTGTTGTAATGGGTTGACATGTAACTATAAATGGATATGGTTGCGTTATGTTAAAAGATGTGGGATTACACTTTAACCGGGCCCATGCATTTGGGTTTCCATATTCGGATGTATAACTTGCAGTAACTACAAATGTATAATTAACATTACCAATAGATGATGTTGGTATTGTCCATGTTATTGGTAATGATGAACGTGACTCGTTATCAACCCCCCATATCTGCGAACTTCCCGAAAAAAGTGAAGCGGAAATTACAGTAATGTCGTTTGATATTGGTGATTGTACCGTAAATCCAAAAGTTAAATTATATTCATCGGATTCGTTTGGTAATCTACATGGATTAAATCCAGTTGCAGTTATTGTTTGGCAGTTTAATATGATTGTGGATGGGCCGGGTGGGCCTGTTGGTCCTGTTGCTCCGGAGGAAGTTCCGTATGTAAATAATCCACTTTGGGAATCGTATAAAATGGTCCAAGGTTGTTGTATTTTTGGTAATCTTGCAATCACACCCCCCTCAACATGCAATCTTTCATTTGGATTAATCGTTCCTATACCAACATCGCCGGAATTTTTAATAATGAATGGGTTGTTACTTATTTGTGGCCATAAAACTGATTCAGAGCCAATAAATGTACCCATAGATGAACTTATAAAAAATGGGTCTCTATTTCTTCTATCAAGATTAAAAAATTCATAATATGAACCGGTACTTGGGTGTAGGGTTGGTATATCTAATATTATTATTTTATCCGAATTGATTAATCTTCCACCATTTGAAGTTTGTAACTTATACCCGGTTCTATATTGGTTAAAATTACCACCAATCATAACATTACTATCATCTAATTTTAATGATGTTAATACACCACCATCGTTTATTAGATTTCTACCGGAAACATTAGAATCATATGGTTGCCCATCGGTTTCCGATAATAATACCAATCTTTTTATACGAGTATCCTCACCACCAGATAATGGATTGAAATAACCACCAACCAAAACAAAATCATCATCTAATCGGTTTATTGTTCTTACACTATTTGTAAGACCGAAAAATAATCCACCAACAGTCCCTATCCAAGTATCATCTAAAGCACCCGTATCTTTATCTATTTTTGCTATTTTATAAGCAGCAGAACCGGAATATTTATCAAACATACCACCAATCCATAAATCATCAGCATTTGGATTATGAATGGTATAAACATTAGAACCTGATGTCCCACCATTTATAGAACCGCTTTGATTGAATTGAGAAATTATACTACCACTTTTATTTATTTTTAATATCCCACTATTACCATACTGATAATCATTAGAACCTGAATATGCTATAAAATTTCCTGCTACAAATATACCATAATTTGCATCGAAACTTTCTATGGAAAAAATTTGAGTGTTACTACCAGTATCAAATTTTCCGGTAAAATATTTTATCAAACTCCCCGTCGGGTCTAATTTTAATATTCTAAGAGCAGAACCCGAATATTCAGTAAACGCTCCCCCAATGTAAACTGAACCAGTATGAGGTGTTTCATTTGATACATAAATTGTATTTACAATATTATTTAATTTACCATGCTCACTAAAATTATTTTTTAATGTTCCATCAGAGCCAATTCTGGCAAAATAATTTACATCTTTTGAACCTGAATATTCAACAAAATTACCACCAACGTATATATCACTACTACCCGAAGCAAATTTAATAGAAGTTACATATGGTATTGAATTTCTAACAGATTTAAATCCACCACCGGGATTAAATGTTCTATCAATAGAACCTGTTAAATCTAATCTTATAATTCCATTATATTTCTCACCCAAATACCGTTCAAACCTACCACCAACATATATGTGATTACTACCGGAACGTAATAATGTATAAATCTCACCATCTACATTAAACCCAAGTTCATTAAAAATATCAAGCTTATGAGTTGGATTATATGTTCCAATACCCACATTTTCATAATTGTAATCGTATGCCAGATCATAAGAACCCTCAAACGCATCCAAATTGTTGTATTGTATAGATTTATCAGGAGGAGCAGGGCTCCCCATAATAGCCTCTTGAATAAGAAAATCATATTTGTTAATAATTGTATCCGATGCGTTTTCTTCTATGTTCTCAAACTCAACCTTAAAATCATATGATGTATTTCTTCTAAAATTTTTTACATTTACATAAAAAGATACTTCATCTTCATTATTGAATATTTCGGTAGAACCACCAAACTCATAATCGCTGACATTAAAAGAAGGTCTATAATAAACCACTACCTTATTAACATTACCACCTATTGGATTTATGTTTTTAACATTCACAAAAACAGTTGGATTTTCAAATGGTGAGTCTGAATAACTACCTGTTGATACAAACTTTATAACCCATTCTGCATCTTTAAATTCCGTAAAATAAATACGATTTCGTTCCGTATCCCCAGCATATGAAGATGCTGTCATTGGAGATGTTATAGATAAATTAGAATAATCATCAATTGTTAATATTGATGCGGTAAATTTTGTGGGTATGGTAATATCATTTGGAACATCCGATACATCGGGTCTTATAGAATTATAAGCAGTACTTGATTGAGATAAGTTTATTTCAATCGTACCACCTGTCATTTTACCAAATAAATTTTCAGCAAATACCAAAGAAGCAGTAATAGGTGCATCCAATGTTGGTGCTAAATTCTTAATCTTTCTAAAAGTTAATTTTGGAAAAATTGTTTGATATGGTGAATATGTATTTGACCTTACATTTCCAGTTGTAGCCCTATTAGCATTATAATCATAACTAACTAATATGGGTGATAAATCAAAAGAACCTGTATCTTTATAACTTTGGGTTGTTATTAAAATTGATTCACTTAATAACTCAACTTTTTTATAAAAATTGGTTACTTCCTCAAAACTTACATTTGGAATATCATTTCCTAAAAATACTATTTTTGATGGTGATTTTTTTTCTCGAGTTATGTTTATATCCCGTGTCCACCTAACGTTTACATTATTTTTCCATTGGGTTGGTACGGGTACACCATCTCTCGTTGTTTGTGCTGTACCGCAAATTATAACTTTACCAATACCATTTGGGGTATTAAACCGATTTAATTCATCATTATATACCCATGCAGATATATATCTTGTTAAATCTTTCTCGGAAAAATTTGGTAGTTCATAATAAAGAGTATCACCATTAGTATCTAATATTTCAACATATATGGGAGAATTTTGTAATAAATTTCCGGTATTTCCCTTTAATCTAATTAAATTTTTACCACTTCCAAAATAAGAAGGAAATTCGGTTATATTAAAATAACCCGTTGAATTTAATGAAGTATCTTCTATTAATACAGGTAACCGTAAAAGATTTAATTTGGATTTTCTTTTATATTCTAATGCCATTAAATACTCCCATATATTATAAGTATTTTATATATGAAAAAGAGTTTATTTTACTTATATCAATTATTTCATCTACCATATCCCTCGTTTTATCTATATGGGAAATTGTAATAATAAAATCAAATTGAGTTTTTAAGTAATCAAATAACAAATACAATGAATTAAAATTATCAGTATCCAAAGAACCAAACCCTTCATCAATTGCGATAAAATTTGGACGGGGTAGATTGGATATATTAATTAGAGCAGTTCTAATTGCAATAGAACTTACAAACTTTTCCATACCACTTGTCAATTCTAATGGCCAATACTTATCATCACCATAACAAATATATGAATTAATGTTTTTACCATCAGTATCCAATATAATTTGGAAATCTACAATTGGCTGAAGTATATTATTTATTTCTATTTCTAACTTTGGTAATATTTCCGATATTAACCCATACGGAATACCATCCCGTTTTACGGCTGATAAATAATATTCATATCCAGCATATTTTATTTCCATCAAATTTAATTTTTCAATGGATTGATTTGCCATTTCAATTATATTTTGTTGAACCCTCAAACCACCCAGCAAATCAATCAAATTATTTGTAGTATCAGTAAGATCGGATTGAACTTCTTTTCTCTTTTGTTTCAATAAACTAATTTCTTCATTTAATACCCTATTGAACTCAACGGATTTTTCTTGCTTTTTTGCTTTTTCAATATCATCAACTAATTTTTCATATCTTGTCTCAATCTTTGTATAATCGGATTTATAATCGTTTAATTGAGATAATAATGAGTAATATTTGCTATTGGTTTGTTGTTCTTTTCCTTTGATTTGGTTTACCTTTTCTAAATCGGATTTTACATCATACCCACGCTGGACTTCTATTTTTTCACTCAACTGGATTTTTAACTCATCTATTTTTGTATTTAACAAATTTATCTTTTTTTCTAATTCTAAACTTTGTTGTGCAAATGGAGTATTTTTATTATTTACACAATGTTCACAATTATCATCATATGTAAAAGAACCAATACCTTCTAAATGCCTTTTACTATGCGATAAATCAATTTCATATTTTGATATAGTTCCCCGTATTAAAGAAATATCCCTTTCTAAAATCCCCCATTCATTATCTTTTTGTTTTAATTCCTCAAAATTGTATTGAGCATAAAAATCGGAAATCCTCAAAAGTTTTTCTTGCAACGGAACTAACTCTGCTTCCACATCTCTAATGTTGTATGATACTACCTTACTATCATTTTTACATTCATTTAATTCGTTATTAAGTGAACCTAAATCCAACGAAGTATCCACTACAATTAATTTTGCAGATTTAGTTTCTATACTATGATTTAATCCATCTAATTTTGATTGAAGTTCATATTTGTTTATTTGCATTTGAGAAATAGAACCAGTAATAGATTGAACATTCAATTCAGCGGATGCAAGTTTTGTTGGAAAATCCTGTCCCTTATAATCTTTCAATAAGGTTGATAATTCTTTTATTTCTTCACTTGCCACAGAATATAACTGCTCAAACACATCCATATCCAAAAATTGAGCAAGTAGTTCTTTTCTTTCTTTCTGCGATTTATCAATAAAACCTGAATTATTAAATTGTGTTGAAAGAGCAGTTAATATAAAATCATCGTATGTTCCGACATACTGCCTTATTACTGAATTTGTATCCCTTCTTTCATCACCATTCAAACTTTCAATATCACCAACATCATTGTAAGTGTAAAACTGAGTATCAACTTTTACTGTTCCTTTTTTTGTAGATTTATTTGCTTTTCTTTCAATAACATAATCCCTACCATTCAACTCAAAAATAAACTTACAATAAAAATTATTTTTAGAATAGTTCATTACATCAACTGCTTTTGATGTCCTCGAACACTTATCAAAAATACAAAACGATAAAGCATCCCATAATGATGATTTTCCCGATGCATTTGGTGCAAAGACACCATAAGCACCCTTCATATTTTGAAAGTTTATGTAATTATCCTCACCATACGAAAACATATTTGAAAACTGAAATACCTTTGGTATCCAAACCGAACTTCTTATTGAATGCGGATTTACAATTTTTGAGTTTATATCAGCGTTAATACCCTTTACAACTTCTAATGTTTCGGAATCAATTCCAATTTTTGCCGTTAAGTATTCTTCTAACAATTTATTTTGAAACCCAACATCTCTAACATTTTGTAATGTTATTTGTTCTCTTTTACCAACATCATTCGTAGATAATACTTTTTGAATGCTTAATTCTTCTATTTGGTATTTCTTTTTTAGTTGTGTTATAATTTTATTTAATTGAGATGTTGTAGTATCTTTAACCCGCAACCTTAATCTGGGTTTTGGTGGGATGTAACCATTTGTAGTTATTTTACCACCATCAATGTCTACCGTTCCATACCCATACTCATTCTCAATATGAACGAATGTAGAGGACTTTGTTTCTATATCCCATACCAACATACCATGTTCAGGATAAATTGATTCTGAGTGGTTCTGTGAAATCAGGGAGCCTGGATATTTAATTGTATTAATTCCCCCAACTGAATTGTTGGGTACATGAATGTCTCCCAAAAGAACCAAGTCATAACCAGTAAAAGAGTCTACCGTAACTTTTTTATTATCAATCTTAAAACCATGCTCGGTTTGTATTCCATCGACCGGCCCATGAAATAAACCTATCTTAAATTCACCATCAATTTCAGAGCCCGGTATAAACCCATCCGAACTATCAAAAACGGATTTGTGTGCAAAAGTAACACCACCAAATCGAAATGTTGTTGTGTTTTTATAGTAATGTAAGTTTGGATGATTTAACGCCTGAACAATTGGTGAAAGAGCATCTAATCGTGAAGGATTATTTAAGTTTGCATCATGATTACCAGGAATCAAAATTGTAGGCATGATATTAGATAAACTCCTTAAAAAGTTTTGGGTCATATCTACCACCTCCGGTGTCATATCAGTTTTAGCATGAACAATATCACCCGCAATAAGGATAATTGAGTTATCATCCCTTACTGATTTTAGATAATCATATAAACGATTAAATACTAAATTGTATTCTTTGTGTCGTTTTAGATTTCGTATATGAATATCCGCTATGTGATAAATCTTATTTAACTTCTTCATTTTCTCCCAAACATTTTGTGCTCTACCAACTTTAATAAATCAAGTGGAGGTGTATTATATATTTTAGTGTTTATTTTATCATACCCCAATTCAGATGCATCCTCACCATCTAATTTAACTAAATGTGATTGAATACCAAATCCCATAAGTTTTTCACATAGTTGAATTGAATTTTGGATTGCATCCTTATCAAGACACACATAAACTTTGGATACTTTTTTATCTAATATCTTTTTTTCCAACTTTTGCGGAATGGTTTTACCAAAAATTGGTATTGCATTCCTACGAATAGAAATAGCATCAAATACACCCTCACAAATTACAATTGGTTCATCCCAATTTATAAATAAATCAAAACCAATAATATCCTTTGATACTTTTGGGTTTTTATGTTTATGCGGTGTATCGTAAAAAGCCCTGCTGACAAAATAATTCAATATACCCTCTGAGTCATAAGATGGAATTATTATCCTATTGGAATATTCACCCCCCTCACAATAACCTATGTTGTATTTAACAATATCACCCGGTCTTATACCCCGCCCCAAAAGGTAATTAATAGCATGATTATAAATTGGTGATTTTTTATTTTCCCATAATGGATGAAACTCTTTTGGCAATTCCACCCTTTCTATAACATCAGTATATTCTCTTTGAGTTACAAATCTATCAACCTTACTTAAAATAGAGTTGTGTTCATCCCAAATTTCTTTTGATACACCCAGCTTCTTAAAAAGAGAACGAATTGTTTTTCCCTTCTCGTCGGAAATCCAACAGTGCCAACGATTTTCACCATTTTGGGTTTTAATATTTATTTCAAGCTTTGGTTTATAGTGGTCTGTAAATGGTGAGTAAAAAGCATAATTATCTCCAGTAGTTTTTTTACTCTTCCCCAATACCCGTTCTAAAAGCTCAAGCAATCTTTCTTCCATAACCCCTTAAATCATATGTATAAATATGTTTTGGTAAATTAGTAATTATTTTTATACCGGAATCACCAGCTTTATATCTCTTGTTTATTTCAACACCATACGGCCTATCTAACATAGAAAGTGTTCTAATGTGAAATGATTTACCATCAACCTCCAAAGATTTTGATGGGGATGTTTCACCTAAATAATTAAAATTAGAAGCACGATATATAACACCACTATGCCCTTGATTTTGGTCTGCATAACTTATAATATATTCCCAATCCGTATTTTTCTTTAACCACTTAATTGTTTTGGATATAAAATAGGACTCTGCGTTTTTGGGTGTATCATCAACCAAACATAATCTTCGTAACTCCAATACCTTATCAGGACGAGTAGGGTGATAAGTCTGCCCAGCAGTTGGGCCGGCAGGACGGGTGTAAATGCAGACACCAATTATTTCAGGCATTCCAAAATTTCCTTCACGCAATAAAATAAAAGCATGTTTTGTTTGTATATTGACATAATCCGAGTAGTGCCACCTTTTCAAGAAAGCACGGATGTTAGGATTAAATGTAGTATGCTCTACTACATATGTTTTTATTATACCCATTCCCACACAATATACAACAGAAAATCTAATTATCCAAATAAAAATGATTTTGGTTCTTCATTTATCCATTCATCTGGTATATCTTTATTAGACCACTTAAATCCATTTTTATCTGCCCACATACTATATGTGGTTTTTGATTTTTTAGTTAATTTTGCATTTGGATTTTGAAATACAAATCTAATATCTAAATCAGGTTTTTGTTGTTTTATCAAAAGATGTTTTTTTCTATCTTCTAATGTAAATCTTCCTTTTGTTTCTATGAATATTCCATTTGGTAATCTAAAATCAGGCTTATATGTGTGATTGGTAGCGGGTTTAGTATATTGTATTTGGTGTTTTTCATATTCACCATCAATACCCCTGCTTTTTAATTCATCCGAAACTTTATCCTCAAGACCGGAACGATGTCCCTTACTCCTTTGGATATGACCCCAATTTTTTCCCATAACTAATCTATATCAAACTTTACATTTACAATAAATGTCGCCGTTCTACTTTTTCTTAAAGGGGTGGATAATTTTGCAACTGCTAACAGCTGACTATCATCGTTATATAAGCCTATTTTTGTAAAATATGGAGTAAAATTAGATGATGTTGTAAATCCTGCTCTAATGCTTGATGATGGTGAAATTAAAGATGTTGTATTCGTAGTAACATTAAATTCACCCGTACCTATTTCACATAAAATACTATATTCTTGAAATTCACGAGTTGATTTATATGAAAAATTAAACGGATGGGATGTATAATCCCAATTACCATCACCTAAAAATGGACTTGAATTACTATTTGATTGAGTACCATTCATTACAATTAACCCATGTTTATAAAAAACATACCCAGTGCTTGAACTATCAATTGTAGAACCAGTAAAATTATTAAGTAATGATTGTGATACAATTATACCCAAATCTTTTCCTACAAATATATCATTATAAAAATATCCCGAATTGGTTATTTGTAATGAAGCAGGCTTTATTCCATCCCAATATCTATATTGCGGTATTGATACTACGGATGCACTTTGTTTTAATATTAATTGACGAGATGATGTATCTTCCGTTGTAGATGAAAAAAACATCGTATTTAATGATTTCCAAAAAGAATCACGATTTATTGATTTAAATGGGTCAGATTGGTATAATGTACTGTTAATTGATACATTACTACCCATTCTTAAACCAGTAACACCTTTTTGAGCAGCCAAAACATATATGCCAAAACTACCTGTATTGGTATTATTAATATTAAAAGTTTTATGGGCTACAAATTTTTTTCTTTCTAAAAAAAATCCCTCTTTTAATGGTTTAAATCCAATATTTGTAACCGGTCTTATATCCGGATAAGATAATCTTATAGATTGTATTGCCATCCATTAAAAATCTACTTTAACTTTTATAAGTGCCTCAGATGAATAACTTTTATAAATTGGATTTGATACTTTACCAACCGCCAAAAGTTCATTTTCATTATTATATAATCCAACTGTGGTTATATATGTTATAGGTGAATTATTATCAGCGTATCTTATAGATGGTCTAATATAATTCAACCCCGCAGATGCACTTACATACGATGGATTATTACTGTGATTAAATTTAGAATTTCTAACTCTAACAAAATAAATATAAGATTTACCTATTTCTTGTTTTCTAGCTATTATTTGCTCTATTTTATCTGCCGCAGAAGATGCTGATGTTGGTGAATCAAATTGACTTCCAGTTATGACAACCATACCTTTTGATGGATAAAATCGTGTATTTGTATCAGTCGTTCCATTTCTTTTTAAATATAACCAACTATCTAATGCATATATACTACTACTATCTATATTAGGCTTAAAATTATTACTCGCACCTGATGCGGTTATTTCAAATGATAATGGATCTAATCTATCTCTAAATAATTCTCTATGAAAGGAAAGAGCAACTCCGTTTTGAACAGCGGATGGCCAAGAATCTAAATAATTCTTTAATGATAAATAGGCCCGCTTTGGCGCAGAGTCATTACCACCACTATTATTAAAATAAATTACATCGAAAAAAGATTGGCTTACAGGAGAATAATCTTTGTTATACATTGTAACATAAGATTGGCTTACCTGAGTATCGGTAGTGTAATCCTTAAGCTCATTATTCCCATCATTTAACGTTGTATCACCATTAAATAATCCCGTTGATACATTTCCAACATACCCCGTTATAATATCATCCGCTGAAAAGGTTTCGAATGAACCACCTGCCAATACATTTCCTAATTGTCCAGCGGAAACTAATCCTGATGACCTCGTATTAATTGCTATTGTTTGTCCTGCCATAATATTCTTATTATTTTATTATTAACTTAATATTGCGTTTGCCGATGCAACGAATGTACCTGCGGATACTTCTTTCGATATTTCTACCGGTATTTCAAGCCTTGCACCAGTTTCCTCGCCAACCACAATTATACGAGTGGTTACTTTGTTAGTGGAAATAGTATTAGCAGGAATAAACATAAATTGGTCAGTTCTACCAGTAACCATTCTTAATGTACCCGCCGTATCATCCAACAAAACAACAAAATAAGATGTGTTTGAATCAGTTGGATTTGATGTTAATGTAACTATTGTTTCTCTAACAATACCGGTGTTTGAAACGGGAATTTTTATTTCACGCGTATCTGCTATAATGGATGGTATTATATCAACATTTGGATTTAATGTAAGTAGTTTACTTTTAAACGCATAATTCTCATCAATTATTGCTTCAAATACAGGCAATTTTTCAATATAAACACCTGGATTATTTTGGGTAGTATCCCATAACGAATAATCTATTTCATCATCACCCAATGCAAACTTAGTAATTTGAAATGGTTTTCCAGATGATATATATTGCCTACCCAATTTGGTAAGCACTGCATCAATTGTTGTTTCGGTTTTATCTAAATATCCCATAATACTTTCTTTTTATATATAAATACAATTAAATAATATTTTTAACTTTCCGGTGGAGTTGGTTCAGTTGCAGGTAGTGTACCAACAGATGGGTTTGTAGGTGTAACCCCGCCATCAGATGGTGATATTGGTCTTCTTGGTTCTTCTAATAAAACATTACCAACTGCACTTATACCCTTTGGATTAGATGCTATTTGAGTTGATAATCCACCAAACACACCCGTAGTACTTGCAGCATTTAATGTAAATGGATCTGCAGTATATACTTCAACAACAGGAGTTCCATCAAATGATTTATTCCACTTACTACCCCTTGTCATCATATTATTAAGTCCTGGTTGTATTTCGGATGGTTGTAAAGCATCGTTTAGATTTGATTGGTCATACCTATAAATACTCTGCCCATTATTTAATACAACCGTTGGTGGTTGCCCTATATAACTAATACTTTTTGCAGATTTAAATGTTCGAGATTTCATAAAATTATTCCCAGTAGGAACATATGGTACTATACTCAAATTAGCAGTTCGACTCTGAACAGTTGTTGTTATTTGAGGTGTATTACTACTTACAACAATAGTATTAGAAGTCGGTTGAAGAACTGCAGGTAATTGGGTTGCAACACCACTATAATTACTCATCATAGAAGAATATCCGGCATTTACCGCAGATGTTCCTGGTGGTGGTGCTGCCAATGCACTAATACCACCACCACTATGAATCGGTACTGATACCGTAAGTTTTTGATTACCTATTTCTATTTTTGCATCACCCGGCCAATGTAACTTATTTCTTTCTAATATATGGGGTTCAATCAATATACCAGAATAATAATTTGCTCTCGCAGGAATAAGTTGATTTATTTGGCTGAATATACTATCATCATAATTGGATGCTAATTCTAAAAGTAAATTGGTAGGTGAAAGATTTTGATATGTAATTCCCTCACTTGAATTTAAATAATCAAAATATTTGGAAGATGTTATTCGTAATGATGGATAATATGTTTTTTTCCTATCAATAGGATCTCCAATCCAATCATCTATTATTGAGTAATTACCCGTAGATTGAAAACTCCACGAATACATATGCGTATTTAATGTATCGGTTGTGGAAAAATAAACACCTAATAAATTAGAGTCTAATGGTGCATCATCAAATTGTCTACTAATTCTACTTTGGTCAATATCTAAATAATCCCCATTCATAGTAGAACTTTCAATTCTAATTTTATTATTGGTGTTGTTTTGTAACATCCCCCCAACAAAAAATTGATTATCATGAACTGATAAACTTGCCGTTATAATCGGCCCACCATATTCTTTAATCTTTAAGAACTTTTCAGATATACCATAGCAAGACATTATCGCTTCTATTGATTGGCGAGTACCCTTTGTTTTATAAATGTATGGTAAGTTGTTTATTATCCTTCGCCATATTTCATACTTTACTTTTTGTTTTGGTTTTACTACCGCTAAATTAGAAACCGCAGAAGATGCTGATGTTGGTGATAAACTACCTGATGTAGTAATACCAACCGAATAATCCCATAATGATGAATCTCCATACCCATCCGCTAATTTCCACCCCAAAGAATTTGCTACACTATAAAGTAATTCATCAGGCATCCCATCTTCTGGGTGTTCCTCTCTATCATTTGTAGATGTTATTTCTTTTGCGGCATTCCAAATCATATCAAAAAAGTGTCCTGTCATATCCACAAATTTGATATAATCATCATTTAATTTATCTTCCGCAATTGATACCGGAATTAATTTTGATAATTTAGAATCGTTTTGTGAATCAAATAAGGATGCAGAACTATATACCCCATTGTACCAACTTTCAACAATTGAACCGGTCGGATGGTAAAAAATATATGGATTTGTTTGTGTTTTTGGATATGGAACAATACTATTATCAAATTTATAATGTGTATATAATGACTCAGATGTATAATAATTTGATTCATATGAACCAGAACCATAATAATACAACCAATTTTCAAATGCATCAAAATTAGTAGTTATTTCATCTATTTTAGATAAAGATTGTGTTATATTTACTAATGAATATGGGCCAGGAATCCCTTTTAATTCAGTAATTCTATCTTCATAATTACGAAGTTTAATCATTTTATCCAAAAATACATCCAATCTTTCTACCGCAGATGAATATTTAATAAAATTTGAAAAATTAGAATAATCTATATTTAGATTTTGAGGTTTTTGACTGAAATATTTATCTATAACACGATTAGAAGAACTTATTGGAAGTAAATCCTTCCACGTTTTATAATCAGTATAAACAGATTTCCCCCAACCATCCAAAGGAATATTAAAGTTTGGTTCTGACCAAAATGGTTCTTCTAAATCTTGAAATACTCTCCACGCTATTATTTTTTCAATAAAAGATTTTTGTAGTCTACCATATATTCCTATTCTAGTTCCTATTTCAACATCATCTGGAAGTGGTTTGTATAATTTCAGTATTAAACCCGTATAAGTTTGTGTTGCATTAGATGTTGTATTTATAACTCTATATGGTACACCACTTAACCAAATTTGAACCCTATTTGCAAAATTTGGAATAGGTTTTAGGTCTAAATTTAATCCCAAAAAGTCATTTGTAATTGCATAAACTCCAAACTCAGAATTATCAGGCGCAACAAGCGGTGCTGCACCATTCTCTTGTAACAATTTTTGTGCACGTATCCACGCTCTTACCTGTAAAGCTATTACGGAGTGAACCCTTAAATATCTTTCAATTATTCTACCCTCTGCATTATTTTTTTTACGATTAGGTAATGCATCATACTCTCTATCTAATTGTTCTATATTTCTTTTACATTCATCTATTAAAAAATTTGCAGCATTAATCGTATTTAATGATAATTCACCCAAAGCAACACCTCTCCGCCATTGAACTCCATTAAATTGCCTATTCAAAGAATTTCTATGATAACCTATTATTTCTTCATACGCTCTTAATGTTCTTTCTAATTCACCTTCAAATGTTTCTTTATTACCAATTGCAATACCACCCGCCACTAATAATGCCGCTATTACCACTATAGCTCCGATTCCGGTGGCAGATAATCCTCCTGCTGCACCGGTAAGGGCTGAGGTACTGGCGGCGCCTGTACTTACGGCACCTGTACCGGCAGCACCACCCACCGTTGTACCACCTAATATATTAGCAATACCCGCAAGTCCATATGTAGAGGTGCCCCCCATAACACCAGCGGATGAAGCTAAAAATGGTGTTACTGCCGGTACTATCGGTGCTGCTGCACCAGCAGTAAATACACCTGCCCCAAATGCAGCACCACCCGCTGCCCCTGCACCTAAAAAATACCCTAATCCGGAGCCCGGTGGGTCATATTCTACACCCACCGAAATACCGGTGGCAAGTGCCAATCCTGCAATATATCTTTGTTCCCACTTTTCCTGTCTTTTATTTTTTTGATTTTCTATTAAAATATTAACCGTATTATTTATGGTGGCTAGTTGGGCATCTATAGATGGTCCTGAATTACTAAAGTTTGGTATTCCGTGCCAAAAATATAGTGGTGCTCCTATATAATCTTGTGAAAAATTGTGAGGTGGTAATGAAAATCCTTTTGTATAATCAGTTTCTGTCCATCGTTCTATATACCAATTTAAATTCTCAAACTCATCTAATTGAGGGGGGGTTTCATTTACAGTAGAAAGTGATGGTGGTGCACCTAACCTCCAAAAAGCACCACGATTCGTTGGTTGATTACCATTAATATAATATTCTACAAAGTAAGAACCCCTCCTACCATCACCAGAAGTTATTTGTGTTTTAATCCAAATGGTTGGTAATCCTCTAAAATTAGATGTAGGATATGGTGCTCTTTTAACTTTTGTTCCTTCAAAAAGTATGTGTGATATATCAGATATTTTATTTTCACCACAATTTAATACAAACTCCTCTAAACCAGTTGCAAATGTAGGTCTATTAAAATACGCTTCATCATCATAAAATTCTTTTAAGGTAATTACGGATTGTTGTAATCCAATTTGATCTTCATATTTTGAACGTATCTTAACCTTAACTTCAGTTCTATCGGATGATACCTGTTCAATAACCATCTGTCTATCTTCAACATCACCAGTAAATTTATACATAGTATTATATACCATATTATAACTTCCCTGATCAAAACCCATTACTCGTAAATCTTGCTCCGGTTTAAAATAAAATGAACCAGATGCGTCCTGTATGGGTTCATCGTATAAAGAATCTAAATATTCATCATCAGAATATACATGGATTTCTTTTAACAATCCGGCGGTTCTACCCACATAACCAGCACTACTAATTCTAACTTCTGCTTTTATTTGCCTGTCAACAGCAGGTGAAATTGAGGCACTTAAATTTTCTAGTAAATTTCTATCTTTTGATAAAAAAGTTTCACCATATGAAGGACTTAATCCTAAAACTTCATCTATATTTTCAAATCTATCTAATGCCATTTTTCATCCAATAACCATTAACAATTGTGTGTATCTATTATTCTACCAACACCTCTTTCAATTTTGAAAGCACGTTTTATACCACCTGCCTGAAAAGCAAACCATTTAGTATTAAAATTATTTGGTATAAAGGTGTTTAATGCATTTATATTCATATTATTTTTATATATAAAATCACCAACCGCCAATCTTCCAATTGGTTTATGTGTATAATATGTGTGAAACTGTCGCCATCTTCTACATGCTGCGCCACCCGTTTCTGCATCCCATTCCGTCGTTGCGTTGGGATTACCACCTATCATTTCAAACATAGATGAGCCGGTATTATAGGTTATGGCGGGGGTTGTAATATTTGAGCCGGGTATTGTTATACCTGATATAGTTATTCCTAATTGAGATGCCATAGGAATACCCAAAGAATTAGAACACACATCAATATCTAAAATTTTACCATCCAATTTATCAATTTTAAATCTACGTTTTACACCATCACTAACACCAATTCCATTAAAGGCTATCCATTTAGTATCATTCGGGTCTCTAATAGGTAATCCCCTTGAATCATATATTTTATCACCAATTGTAAGTTGGCCTATTTGTTTGTTTTGAGTGTAATAACTATAAGTACCTATACTATTACAATTACCAACCCCATTTGTATTAGGATTCTGAGGTCCGTGTAAATTTATACTAACTGAAGAAGGAATTGGTGGTAAATTTGAATTTGGACAATATTTTATTTCCATTATTCTACCCGTATCTTTACTTAATTTAAATGCAATTTTATATCCCCCTGCTGAAAATGCTTTCCAATAATCTGTACCTGTTCCCAAAATAACAGTTTGCGCGCCACGATGTCCATCATCGGAAAAATTATCTCTTGGACCGTATATACCCGCAGATATAGAATCATTTTCATATTTGTAAATATAATCACCTACGGTCAATTCATAAATAATTTTTTGTGTCCAAAAATTGTATTCATCCCTCCATTCATCACATGCTCTACCATCACTAATACTCCTATAATTATTACCCTCATCAGAACCCCTCATATAGTATAATAGTGGCCCATTTGGTCTTGGGCCACCCGAATCCGCACATATATGAATATCTAATATTTTACCAGTACCTTTTTCAAGTTTAAAAGACCTTTTAACCCCCCCTGCCATAAAAGCCATTCGTTTATTATCATCCATAAAAACTAACACCGTTAATCCTTGTGGATCTTTATAAATATAATCACCAACCTGCACATCCCATATAGGATTGATGGTGTAATATGATTGTTGGTCTTCCCACCTATTACACGCACCCGCATGAGAATTACCCGCACCAACGTTAGAAACAGATAATCCCTTCATTTCCCACACAGGAAAACTCCCATTTGGTAATACTGAACTTGCGGTTTTATATCCAAACTCATAAAATGGGAATGAATTTTGTGTAATATCGAATGCCACTAAAACGGATTTAAATGGTAATTCAAAACCATTTAATTCTAATGGGTATTGTTCATAATAAGAATCTTCATCAAATTTAATTACACCGGATTCAAGATAAACCTTACCATATTCTTCATTAGAAGATGTTATTTCATACGAAACTATTTGTCCAAAATCATTTCTTTTTATTTCTCGTTCCATTATCTAACTACTTTAAAATAAAAATTATCTATATAATAATTAGAAATAGAATCAGTATCTACTCTAATTAAAAACTCATAATATCTTTCAGGCTGTAATGTATTAAACCAAAAATCAAAATAATTACCTTCGGAATCACAACTTAACTTTGTATAAGTAGTATCAAACGGAATTATAAATGATTTACTTTCCGCATCGCGGAGAGACCAATAAGATGATGATGGCAAGTATTTTATGGTAGATAATCCACCACTATTACCAAATGTTCTTTGCGGATATCTTTCTCTACCCACAACTCTAATCCTATCTTTTGAAGTATTTAAGTATTTAGATTTTAACTTTGGTAAATAAACAATAATATTATCCAAAGATAGGGAAGATAGTGAACCTGTTGTAAATATGGTATTATCCCAGCGGGTTTCTAATATGGGGGAATAAATGGTAGTTGTATTTGAAGAAAAGTATTTTGCAGAACCAAAACTAATACTACCCGATTCCACTTCTTTAATAGTTGGTAACTTAATAATAAATCCATTGTTGGGTCTACTACCACTTATAATATCAGTTACATAATTTGTTATATCCAAATTAATATCCGATACTGTCCTACCAAAAGATTGTGAATACTTTGTATTGTTTACAGATGATGTGTACCAATTACCACCACCGCTAACTATTAAAAAAGAAGATGTTGCATCGCCCGATGCTAAACTCCAAGATACATTGGTTTGGCTATTAACCCAATTTACATCATTTTCATTTTTAGGATCATTTATATACCTACCAACACCATCCGTCCAACTTTGAGATATTGGATAAACTTCTAATGAATAATTTGTTGGTATTTCCGTTTCTTCAGTGGATGTTAATCTTAAAAAATATTTAATATCACTTCCAGAAATAATTCCTGATGATAATGATTGTGATATGTGTTCTACATCAAATTGAATTAAAATTCTACTATTACCACCAAATGAGTTATATTGGTCATAATATTTTCTTACTTCAAGTATTTCATCATTACTTACATTTCGTAATTGATTATCACTATCTTCATATATTGTAGTATCTTTTTGAGGATATATTCTATAAATCATTTATTTCTCCCTAAAATAACGGAACTACTCTACCCTTAATATCCAAATCAGGATACTTAACCTCAAAAATTGCTGGGTCTTTTGCTGGATATATAATACCATTTCTTGTAGCATTTTTTATATTATATCTTTTATTGGAATAATTTCCACCATATTTAGATACTATTTGTAATCCACCATCACCCCCAGTAGATGGCCTTACAACCGTTTGTACACCATCGACCGAATCTAATAATACATATATATCAGATAATAATATAGGTTGATTTATTTGCCATTTATCTATATTAAAATAATTTTTTAATTCCGCAATACATTTTAATAAAACCTCATTAGCATTATAATTTGGTAATGTAACAATTTCAAATTCAACACCAATATTAATTATATTAGCATCTAATATACTTACAGCATCGGTTAAAATCCTATAATATGAAATATAATTTTTAAGATTTTGTTTTGTAGCAATATTTAATACATCCAAAGAACCAATATTATTTTTTCCCAATGTAAAAATATTTAATCCCAAAGAATTTAATGTTGCTATTTTAGATGTACTACGTGTTTTATAATCAGGAACAACATATACTTTAGAAATTGAACCAAATTGCGGCGGTAAAGAATATGCTCTTACTGTATAATCATTTAAAGTAACTGCCCTATTTTGTGTTGGAAAAAACGCCATAGTTTTCTGTCTAATTTCTTCGGTAGTTTCAGGAAATTTACCACCAGAAGATGGTTCTTCGTTTATAACCGCCAAAGAAGATTCTACTTCATTTGCTACAGCAGTTGTTACAGTTGTTAATGCTGAAAAATCATGTAAAAATACTCTATTAGTTATATTAGTTAAATCTTTTGCAGGTATATTATCACTAATACCCGTACCTACCCTATATACAACTGTCAAAGTAGTATTTGATGGTGTTAATCCATACTCCGATGTATATAAAAAATTTGATGGATCTATTGAATTAACTATATTATCTAATTTTAGATTCAGTTTTGGGTCAGGCACCAAATCTTCTAATGTAGTAGATACACCTGCCCCAAATTGAATTGATAGAGAACCATTGGGTTCTATTCTTGTAATATACCTTTTTGGAACTTTTTTTAATTTTAAAACATATGGTGTTTCTTGATTATAATCCTCTAATCCGGTATTATTACTACTTATATTTTTTATTTCTTCAAAAACAGTTTGTTGTGCAAGAAAATCCACTTTCGTCCACAAATCACCGGATGAATCAGTTATACTAACCACATCTATTATACCCTCATCAGATAAATTTATTTTATCATATGGTTTAGGACTAGAAAATGTAAATTGCTGTGTGATTAATCTACCACTAATTGCTTCTACTTTCTTTTTAAGTAAAAACCTTTCTGGATCATTACTACTATCAACCTGATAAACGGATATTTCCATATTATCAAAAAATGATGATGAGTTTGAAAAATCCACTATTTTTTTAGTAGAAAACACAACATCATTATTTAATGTGGATGATATTTCCATACCTTCTTTAATCACCAACGCATAACGTAAATCTGGTATTTTACTACCAGCACCACCAATAGCAGGAACTAATTGATATACGCTTAAAACGGTAGTAGATGGCGAATATAATTTTGGTTTATATCCAAGAGATTGGGCTATTGATATTACATTATTTACTTCTTTCGCCTGCTCTAATATACTCTCTCTTAATTGTGTATCAGTATAATATGATAAAACATCCCCAATATATGCAGCCATTTCCATAAACATCATACCAGGAGATGATTCATTAAAATCATTGTAGGTATCTGGGTAATATTGTTTGGCAAAATCTATAAGATTTGACCTAAGTTGCCCAAAATCCCTACCTATTAAATTAACTTCTTTTTTTGAATCATTTAACATTTAATACTCCTACACTATTGATAATGAACCTTGATTATCAACTTCTAAAATTATTGTTTGATTAGAACCCTGCTCAGTAACTTTGAATGAAATTTTTATACTTACTTTATTAAAATCCGGATCAGAATTAACTTCAACATTTTGTAATAAAATATAAGGTAGCCAAAAATTAATATCATTTGATAAAGATTCCTGTAAATCGCCTTCCAAATCAGTATCTATATTTTCAAAAAGAAGTGAATATATATCCGAACCAAAAAGTGGTTGAAACGGTCTTTCACCCTTTCTTGTTAATAAAAGATTTTTTAAGTTTGATATAGCCTGTTCTTCAGTTGTGTAACTAAGCTTAAACATCTGCCTACCACCCAATGGCAACATTACACCAACCGCTTTATTTGGTTTTAAGTCAATTGGGTTATATCTATATTGGGTTCTAAAGGCCACTCATTATCCTCTTTTTTTGTTGTTTATCGCTTGCATCAGTTGAGAATAATCTTTGGTCAAAGCATTTACAACCGCTTCACCCTGAGGTGTCTGCGATAATCTATCTAATGATACTGCATTACCTTCAACATCTTGCACCACATTATTTGTGGTATTACCAACCCCATTCATAGAACCAAACCCTCTTGCCATATCCGATGTAAATGAATTACCACCATTAATATCCCTCCACTCACCACTTTGATAAGTTTCATTTAATATAGATGATAATGCTGAATTACCTCCGAACAATTTCTTTTGGGTTGGTTTTTGTTTTGTTTCAAAAATGTGTTCAACATCCAACGGATCTTTTTCTACAAAAGATGTTTTTGTAATATGAGTTCCCCTTCGCAATTCTTTTAAAATAGATTCTTTCAACTGCTTTCTCTCCAAAGTGATTTGTTTTTTAACTTCACTTTCAACAATAAGCTTTATTGCTTGAATTAATTTTTTTGTGTTCATAATAATAAATACTATTTTTATACATTTTTAATTTTGGTCAATCTTGTCTGTAACCCAACTATTTGTGGTAAAACGGTAGATGTTAATTGAGTTGTTGCTAATAACGCAGGTGCTCCTATCGGTGTAAGAGGTGGTACTGTCAATGCAGAATATGTGGTTGTTAAACCTATCAATGCCTGATTTATTGATTGTACCGTATTAAATAATGTTTCTACAATAGAAACCAATTCATTAACATCTGCTTTATATTGTGAAGTGGATAAATAAATATTATTTTTACCACTTAAAATAATACTATCACTTTTACTATTAAAAACCAACCTATCTGAATTTATAATAACTTGTGAATTGGAATAAATACCGGGAAGTTTTCTAACATCTATAATTGATGTCTTATTTGATAATTTTATTTTTATTTGTTGCTTATCAGTAAGCCATATAGAACTTTTATCCTCATTAATATTTTCTATTATAAATTTATCATATCCTTTATTTTGGGATACACCATTTTTTATTATGGTAATTGGTGATTTTGGATTTGTAGAAATCCATGATGGTTTGTTTCTTGCTCTTGTCCCATTTGGGGTATATCCAAATCTAATTGATTGGCCAAATCTTCCCTCAAATATAACATCACCTATAAATGGTTGTATTTGTGATATAGTATCATCCGAAAAAAATCCCGCGCCAAATCCGGAAGTATTTACCGCCGATGGTGGTCTATTTACTTTTTGTGAAGTAAAATTATTTAATTTTGATGTTAATTCTAATGTGTTTACATTTGCTTTTGGAAGTGGATTATTATTAATCGCCCTATGTAAAAAAGTTGGAGATATATAATAATAAGTTGAATCGCTTGCACTTTTTGTAGCGTTCACACCCATAGTTGATATTAAATACACATGTTCCCCAACAATAGGTATTGATTTAACATATGGATTTAATGGATACGCTATAACCTTAATAGAAGTTCCAAAACCATCTCTTTTAGAGACCTCTATTTTATAAGTATCATTACCAGCATTTAAAAATACTTCAGTTACCTCACCAAGCATTATTCATCCTCATCCTTTTTTAGAGATTTTATCTTATTATCAATATCATCTTTTGCTTCCAACAATTGCCTCTTTTCCTCATCGGAAAGTAACAACCCACCATCACCATCTGCTTTATCTAATAGTTTTTGAGCAATCGCTGCCATTCTAACTAATTGGTCATCATTCTTTACTGAAACTTCTAAATACTCTTTAATAAGTGGAACAACGACTGATGCATCATTTAAGTTTTTTACCAATGGTTCTAATTGCGCAATTAATAGTTTAATCTGCCTATCTTTTTTACGGGAATTATCATATATATCTTTTAATAAAGATGAAAACGATGTCCCTTTAAATATATCATCATCCTTCGTCATAATACCTTTCTACATTATGGTTTAATCTAAGAATACCATTTTTGGTATAATCTTTATTTAATTCAACAAACATAATTTTCATTTTTCCTATAACTCGTGTAATGTATTGTGTACTCACACCCGTTCTATCTCTTATAAGTATATAAAGAGCCTTTTTATTATATGAGTATAAATCCGCTCTATTTCTAAATAATTCATTTACCGAATCGGCTATTCTTCTATCCCTATCTTTTACAAAAATTTTATTTAAATTATTGTCGACATAATCAACAAAAAAATTCATAAAATCGGATTTTTCTGTAACATAATCATTTTGAGCAACCTCACGCAAAACATTCCTACTCAAATCAACAGAATCTAACCCCTCATGAATTTTCATTTTCGTATAATTTGCATTATTTTCATTAAACAAAAAATTGCGGGCTATAACAGTAAAATAAGAAAATGCTTTTCCTTTCTCCCCCTTAAACTTATGCATTTTTTCGTTTAAAAACGCAATAACAGATGCCTTTGTATCTTCATACCCATCATCAAAATAATAAGTTTTATAAGTATGTATTACATTTTCAGTTAATTTATCAAATGGGTATTTTATAAATCTATTATAGATTTTATTTTTTAAGTGCATATCATCACAATTATTATAAGCATTTATTGCTATTTCAGTTATATTTGTGAAATATCTATTACTAGTTGATGGGTTCTTCTTTCGTCTCACCATAATATTTATCCAATTCTTCTATTATACTATACATTTCTTTAAACACATAACCCGTCTCATCATCCGCCTGAAACGCTCCTATTCTATCTAATGATTTCATCTTTTCCATAGAATTTTGGATTTTTTCATCCATTAACTGAATTACTTTTTGGGTTTCGGTGTATTGTTTTTCCATCTCTTCAAAATCATCATCTGCCATTTCTAATTTCCTCAAAAGATTCCAAACAAAAAACCCTAACCCAATATCAGTTAAAAATAATAAAATTAAAATTGTAACCATAGTATTAATCCTCCATTATATCTTTGAACGCATCAAACACCAAATCTACTTTCGGTCTTTCGGCTTCAGTTTTATCAGACATTATTTTTTCAAATTTTGATAAATTTTTACCAGGTGTTTGAATTGTATTTCGTGTTCCCTTTAATTTCTTACCCTCATTAACCCACCTATTATATTCATACTTTGAAGCCATAAAATCAGCCTGATGTAGGATATAGGGTAAAAATGTTTTTAATTGATTTTCAGCCTGAAGTGTTTTATAATAACTTTCGGTGGTAGAATCGTATAATCCATCAGTTAATCTAATAGCAAGATATTCTTCTTCACTACAACTTATTCCAAAGTGATTTAACAAAAAGAAAGTTCTATCATGAAATTCCATCCAATGTAAATTTGGGTTTGATTTATAAATTTTTCCCTGATTTTTTACATGCCACTCGGAATCGTTCTTTTTATACCAATCCTCATTAACCGAACCAACTTTTCCTAAATCATGATGAATTGCCGAAAATACAATTGCTTCTCTTGTAACATCTTCAGTAACCATATCCAACTCTTTCCACAAATCAAACACTTTCAAAGCGTTTCTTGTTACCCTTAAAATATGGTCAATATAACCACCAGGAAAAGCATTGTGAAAATGCTCAAAAGATGAAGCAGGGGTATAAATAATCCTTTCTTCTAAATGGTCATACATTTTGTTTAGGGCATCTAATCGTTCGCCACTAAATTCCTGATTCAATAGTTTTCTAAACTTTTTGTAGTTTTCCAGCAATTCTTCTGGAGTAAAAAAATCAAAATACATAATTAAATAATTTTATCAATAATACCCAATTCTAACGCTTCTTTGGATGATAGAAACAAATCCGATTGTTGATTTGATGTCCACCACTCTTTTGGTTTTTTTGTAAATTCACCCATTAAAGTATTACATTCATCCTCTAATTGGTCTGCAAACTTTGCATTTGATTTTACATCACTCAATTTACCGGAAGCGAATGTAGATAATTGATGAACCATAATTTTTGAATGCTTTGATGCGGTTCTAACACCCGTACCTGCTGCTAATAATAGTGCTGCTGCGGACATTGCAATACCCCTACAAACAATATTAAATTTAATATCCGTTTGAGTTCTAATATAATCAATTATTGCAAGTGTTTCTACAACATCACCACCACCTGAATTAAGTAAAATTGTAATTACTTTAAGTTCAGGGGTTATTTTTTTAAGTAATCTTACTTTAGAAACAAAATCAGCCAACAAACCCATTTGAATTTCATCATGAATTATAATGATATTATCTTTAATATCAATACCATAATCAAACTCTCTAAAATGTTGTTTGTATGGATCATCCGAATCAGTATTACTTTTAGTTTCATAACTCACATTCTTTATTTTTTCACTTGTGAGTGTGTATAATTCATCCATAGTATATAATTTAATTAAATTTAATGTAATATATGAAAAAAAAGGTTATAATCCAAATTTTATCGCCTATATCTATCAGCACCAGTTACTTTATAAGTATGTGTTGGAGGTGGAGGTGGATTTGATTTTTCTTTTTCATTATATAAATCAATACCTTCTTCGGTTGTTGGTTCAAATACCACATCAGGCTTTTCTTCAATTGGAGTTTCAATTTTAGATTTAACCTCTTCTTCAACCACTTCCTCTTTTTCAATAAACTTTAAATCTTCTAATGAAGCAATTTCAAGTTCTTCATCTTTTACTGAAATAGTTTTTTGGATATTTTCTTTTAATTGTTTTACAAGTTTATTTAGAGCAATAACCATTGCGATTGCAAGTGGGTCAAATACCAATACAATTAATAAAGTAAACCAATTTACAATTTTATCCATACCCCATCCAGTTAATTTATCCAAATATCTTAATGGACCTATTTCAGCAGAAACATCATTATTGGATTCCTTATCCAAAATAACTAAATCCAAAGATGTCAATGAGTCATTCATCGCCTCTATTTTTAAGGTTAATTCATCCCTTTGATTAATAGCAGTTTTTAACTCAGAACTCAAAACCCTTCTTTGTGAAACCGCTCCTCGTTCTGTTAATGAGTTATTACTTGCCAACCCACCTCTAAGTGATGATATGGATGCTTCCAACATTCTTTTTTCTTGATTGTAATCCGCAAGTTGTTCTTTAAATCTGGTTCTTTTAATATCCACCACACCAACTTCTTTGTTTAGAATATTAAACTTATCACTCGTAGTTTGATATGCTGATGTTAAAAAACCATATATACCCAATGATGTAATCAACATAAGAACTACAACTGCTGTTGTTAAATACCACTTTAACCAACCAATAGTTTTCCAATAATTATGTAGGTAGGATGCTAAAATTAATTTAGCAAATTCCAAAGAACCTGCCATAATCATAACTTCAGTTTTGGCTCCAGCAAACAAAGAACTTAATCCAAAAACAGAATAGTATGCAGCAGAGCCGGCAAGGCTGAATGTTGATAAAATCATTAAAGTTATAAACCCATTTTTTCTCGTAAAAAATTTTTTCATATTTTTCTCAAATTTTTAACTTTACTAACTTTCCCGTTTGTATTTATTATCAAAACCTATTTTGTTAAAAAGGTTACTTGGTTAAATAAGTAACTTGTTAATATGAAATAAATATAAAAAAATGATAATAAGTACATAACGGTTAATTATGCCCATACTTATTCAAGTAATTAAGAACCGCTAATTCTTTCATTTTTGCTTCAACCTCAATATCCAAATCATATCCATAAGTATTAATCTTATCAAAAATATAATCGGAATGGGCTTGTGGTATTTTACCAATTGCTGATTCGGAATAATGAACCACAGGCTTAATACCCTTCGGCCAAGTTGACATGGCCATTTCCAATGCTTCTTTCTCCGATAAATCTCCTGTACAAAACTTGTGGTGGTGATAATCAAATACAATTGGAATTCCAATTTGTTTGTGTATATACATCAGGTCTTTTACTGAATACATACTACCCTTATCATCATTTTCTACTGTCAGCCTGGTTTTAACTGAATCAGGTAACCTATCAAAGTTTCGGCAGAATCTATCCATCGCTGAAATCTTATCCCCATAGACACCATTACAATGTATGTTAATTACATTATAAGGAGTTCTACTCAAGCCCATAAGGTCAAACACCTCACCATGCAGAGAAAGGTCATTTATGGTGTTTAGAACTACCTTTTCGTTTGGTGAAACGAGTACATTAAAGGGGCCAGGATGAGACGTAATTCGTTGTCCATAGTTGGACACCAATACTCCAATATCTTTCAACAGATTCGATATAGTGGTGAAATGAGGCATGGTTGATAATTCGTACTCAGATGACCAGGGGAATAAATTAGAAGTGGTTCTAAATAGTTTTATACCCTGCTGCTCATTCCATTTAATTATTTCTAAAAGATCTTTGGTGTTTTGTAAACCCAACTCAGATGCTCTATTAATACCCTCTTTTAAGAAGGTCTTTTTAATCATACCCCTATTTGTGGTAATCTTTTTCTTGCCCAATGTCATATTGATGCAAGCGTATCCTAAATTTGTCATAATAAGTTTTTAATTTTTATTTTTTAATCAAAGATAATTATAAAATCCCAAAGTTCCAAATTATTTTGGGAGAAATAAATTTTTATATATCAAATGGGGTATAACTAAAAGTTATATTTAATACTGAAGAGCATTTAGTATTTACAATAGATTTTAAGTTTGCTTCAAATGTACTCAAAGATTTAAACTTTCGTAGTTCACCACCATAAACGAAATTTAATTTACCGCATTTTTCTAATACATCAATTTTATTAAAAATCAAGTTGGTTACACCATTTATATTGATTGCTTTAATAAGTAAATCTACATCTAACCAATTTATCTGCCTACTTCTACCGGTGGTAGCACCATATTCGTTTCCCAATTCTCTTATTTTAGCAAATATTTCATCTTCTCCTTCAAATGTTTTAGCACCCACATAAGTTCTATATGCTTTTGCTACACCATACACTTTTCTAATTTTTTGTGGTGGAACTCCATTTAATATAGCAGAACCAACTGTACAATGAGATGAGGTTACATATGGGTAATCTCCCCAATCAATATCTAATTCAAATCCTTGAGCACCTTCAAATAAAATTTTAGATGGGTCTGAATTATGTAATTCCTCATAAATATCAATTATGAATTTAGAATCCAATTTATCACCAGCTCTAATTCCCTTTCTTGCATACTTATCTCTATACGCAGGTCCATTACCGGTTTTGGTTGTTCCAATATCAGTATCTTTTTGGTCTTCCATCAGGTGTTCAAGCTGAATTAAATGAACTCTTTTATCAATATGCAGGTAATCGGACACATTAATACCATTATCTTCTAACTCCCCCCACTCTTTGCATAAATCTATAAAATTAACTACACAACCAGGACCTATAATTGATTTTATTCCATAAAATACACCGACGGGTATGTAGTGGGTTACAAATTTTTTCCCTTTATGATAAACGGTATGACCGGCGTTTCCACCACCATTATATCTAATCACATGAGTATATTCACCACTTTTACAAAGTGAATGAGCAACTTTACCTTTACCAGTATCACCTGCTTGTAAATCTACAACTACGTCGGCGTATTTTATCATACATAACTTATTTAAAAAATAACCCAAGGGCACGGGTTACATAACTTATTTAATTTTCAAACTCTTTGGTTTTGATTCTTCAGCAAATGGTATTACAATTTTAAGTAAACCATTTTCCATTGTTGCATCTGCTGAATTTAAATCATACTTTCGGGCAACTTTATATCCCAAATTAAAGGAACGTTTTGAAATACCTTTATGAATATAATTTACCTCATTATTGGTTTCTTCTTTTTTAGAATAGGAAATTCTTAATAGGTCTCCTTCGATATTGATATTAATATCTTCTTTGGTAAGACCTGTCCCCGCTACCTCAAAACATAAACCATCTTTAGTTTCGTATATATCTACGGGATGCCCAATTTTTACATCCATAGCAGGAGCGAAATACGAATCGCTTGTGAAAAAGTTTTTCACCAAAATATCAAATGGTGAAAATGGAAATTCTTTAATGTGTGTCATAATAGTCCTTAAATCTATTTTTAATTGTTAAACATAATTTTAATTTTGACCCCTTTCGGTAGTCGGTTGTGCCCTCAGGTTATTTTTTTATATGTAATCAAATACCATACCAAATTAATTTTTTAGCTTAATGATATTGGTGGTAATTGTCCCATAACACGCAGAATACATACTATTTTTTTATCGGATTTAATCAAACTAATTTTTTTAAAAATAATGCCATCTAACCAAATGGTATTTAAGGTTTCTTTCAAATCTTCCTCTTTGTCGCATTCTATTTTTATAGTATCTAATATTTGGTGCTTATCATTTATTTCATTTACATCATCAATGTAATCATCATCCTCATCATCTCCAAACTTATTAAAGAATCCGGAATACATATCTGTAATATAAATTAACTTATCTTTGTTTGATAATGATTGATAAAAATCAAAATCATCGATATTCCAAATTACTTTTTCCATATTCATAAATAGTTACATTTTTTTATATTCTTCATTTAACCAATTTAAAGTTTCAATCGAAATGGCCGTTTTTGTTTCTAACAAATATTCATCCAAAATACAAACAACTTCTTCTAATACTGAATTATTATTGAAATAAGTTTTATTTAGAATTAGTTGTAATTTATCCCGCATTTGTTTTTTATACAACTCATCAATAATTACATCAGTTTTAAAAAACTTTTTTTTAAGATTCTTTTTTATTAAAGTAAAATATGGTTCTTTTTTATTTTTTAAAATCTCACAACAATTTTCAATATATTCTGGAAAAGATACATCTTTATTAATTAATAAAGGTTCTTCGTTGGTTAGGTTTAATGCACCCGTAGTGTTTTTTTCAGATATTTCAAACCCATTCTCATCAAATTGACCATATCCACCAAACAGCGCATGTTTTATTTTATCAAATTCAGGTGTTGATTGGATTGATCCGGTAATATACATTTTACTAATTAAAAATATTTAATCTATATTTTTTTTCAACAGTATGTAAAGCCTCTTGTAGTGTTTCTATAATTCTTTCAATTTCCGACTTAGTAACAATCAATTCGGCGTTACCTATTTTTAAACTACCAATTTCAGTAAATGGTTTTAGTGGATAATCAGTTGGTTTTAACTCTGGGTTAATTTGTAAATCTATTTGACTATAATTATTACCATTATATTTTTGAGTTTTAGCATCATGTTTTTGGGTGGTAGCAAATGAGTTATTTACAAAACTTTTAATAGGTGTATTTTTATACTTATTGTTATTCATAACTTTTATATTTAGTTGTTATACATAAATAAGTATATAAAATAAAATTAATTATTGTGTTTTTTTGACCTTTTATTTCTATTTGATATTCTATCAAATTTAGTTTCATCAAATTCCATAATAACCCTATCGGGATGCGTTCTATTTATATTTTGAGTTGTCCTAATAGATTCTTTAGCCCAAAACCATGCATCACTTTCATTTTTTTGTGGAGGCATTAGGTTTTCTTCACCAATATACCCATCAATACCATTATATATTTTATACAAACCATCCGATGTAATTGTTAATTTGGCTTTTGGATATTTTTTCAATACAAAACTTTTATATAAATTAACTTTGTTGGGTTTCATTTTCAGTTGTTTTGGGATTATAACGTTCATTAAATAATTCGGTCAAACGTTTGTTAATTAAAAACCCATTTGCTACTTCTTTATTTAGAGAGCAATTTTCTATTAATCTGCCATCTTCAAGTTTTACATCGTATGCGTTACTATTTCTAATTTTGTTTTTAGCAATTATTTTACCAACACACGGTGTTCGGTAAACATTCACAACTATATTATCACCAATATTATATACCATATTAATTTCCAATTACATTTAAGATTTTTGTTTGTGTGACTGAACTAACTTCAAACTCCAATGGAGAGCTTTGTAAGAATGCCGTAATATGGGCTTCTGCATCAGTAACCGATACTGCTTTTACCAAATACTGCTCAGTATTCTTTTTAATTTTACCATTACCGCTATCAGTTTCAACTTTTACTTTTACTAAATAGTACATCATAATTTTATTTTTTTAAATTGTTTACAACTTTTTCACATGCTTTATTAAAATTTTCTTTCCCCATCAGGTCTAACTTTTTGTGTTGTTCGCTTGATACTTTACCACCATTAATGGCAGCAGAAGCATAAGCAAATCTTTTTAGTTTATAACCGGATAGTTCGGTAGTAAATTGTTCCATATATTTTGATTTACTATCCAAATATTCAAACAATTCATAATCATTTAATTTTTCTATATCCTCACCGGATAAAGGATTTTTAGGGTCATACATCATACACAAATATACAAAATTATTTTTTAAGTTCCAAACTTTTTTGATAGTAATAATTATATAATTCTTCTAAATCCATTGGTTCTTCATTCATCATCTCATCCCACATATCAACCCCAAATTTTTTGTGAAGTTCTGTGCGGAGAGAATTCAATATGCGAATTTCATCTAACTCACCCTCAAACTCAAGCTTTAAAGCACGAACCCTATGCATTTTACCAGCATCAAGAGCACTTTGCCTTCTGGATGATTCATCACGCCCACCATACTTTTTATAAGCATTATCATATGCTTTTTTAGCATTCTCTCTTGCTTTAATAGCATCTATAAAAAATTGTGATATATCAAAATCACCATTTTGTATCTTATCAAATAGGTGGGAGTTTTGAGAAAGAGGCCGTTTTTTCGGCCCCCGTCTCCACCACTTAAATTTATTATATCCCATATTAATTTTAGAAAGGATTATCAACAGTAGTGTTTTCAGTATTGAAGAGATTTTCTTCACCTACCTTAATAAACTTTTGAACATACTGCTTCATAAACACACGCTCCGATTGAGCACCACCCGTACTATCAAAGAAAGGATAGATAGCAATTTCAGCGGCCTCCTGTAAACTAAAACCATCATACAACAGCGAACCAATCTCCACCGCAGTTCGGGTAGATAATGAGTTGGTCAATTTTGGTGATTCCGATTTAACCTCATCACGGGTCATTGAAGTAATTTCCGCAACACCCTCAATTAAGGATTTTGATACAGAGGGGTACATCATAGAGAGCAATTCAGCCTCTTCATCTTTTGTAAGAGAATCCATCTCAATAACCGTAAATCGATCAAGTATCGCCCTATCAAGCAATCGTGTCGCCGTATATTCATTACCAATATTAGCGGAAGCGATAAAGGAAACACCATCTGCCACATTAATAGTTGGTGAATCGGCTGCCTCATCAAGTCGGAGATAACGTTGACCAGGATCGAGAACAGTCATCAAAATATTCCATGCTTCGGGGTGAGCCCTCGTAATCTCGTCAAGCACCACCACCGTATTTGGTGTTTGGATTGCTTTCACAAATGGTGATTGATTAAACACCGTACCTTTAGTGGTATCAAATTGAGTATTACCAATCAAAGTACTACGGGGGTCTTGTGTAGCTCCCAAGTTGATGATAAAGGTATTATAACCATCAATAGAACTTGCTGCTGCTTTAGCCGCCATAGTTTTACCACAACCAGCTGCACCTGTCATCATAATATTCTTACCACGAAGAATGTTTCGAATTAAATATTTCCACTTTAATTCCGGCATAAACAACATCTTTGGTTTTAAGGATGCTGCCTCGTTGTGGATAAAATTCAAAACATTTTCAGGCATAACAACCGGAGCAACTTCTACCTGATTACTAACAATAGGTGGGGTAGTAGGTACGGCATCCACAGAATATTGGGCCAATCCACCGTTTGGCTTATTGAAATTTAAGACCGGAGAATTATCCGTTACTTTGGAAATTGGAACACGACCAAAACAAAGTTCACCGGATGTAAACGAACCCTTCACCCTAATTTTGAAACTGAATTTATCAGGGTTTTTAGCGGCCTGTTTTGCCCTACGATTGAGCGAACTGCCCGGCTCATTAAGAGCAGGGATGTTGAACAAAGCCCCAGCGGAGTCTTTGAACAATAGTACACCATTATTTTCAACGATAGTACCGAAAACGAATCTTTGATTTTTCATAATAATTTGGGGGTTAAGTGATTTATTTTACAATGTAAAGATAATAAGTATTTGATTAATATCCAAGCTTTTAATGTTAAATTTATATTAAGTTTATTAAAAGTTTGGGGGTAAATGTCCATTTTATTGGACACCTACCTCAAACTTAGCGTTTAATGTTTTAGCCAATTCAATTACTTCGGTCACGTTCACAAATCTGGCATCTTTACCATACATCTCAGAGAACACATTCATATTATAATCACCACCACCCGAAGATACATAATAGGATAAAACACTAACACCATTCATCTTCATTTTATTTATTTGGGAGGCGGTGTGCTTAACAGCAACATCTCCGGTGTACCTTATTTTATCATCACGAAATTGGGGCATCCCGTCGGAAAAGTTAATAAGATATTTTTCCGAATTATCTTTAGTGTTCAAAATCTCATTCATAATAGCCTCATAACACAACCCTTCAGGTGTTGTACCCGCTGGTGTCAGGTGGCAAAACAGTGTTTTAATTTTTGAGAAATTATCCACCCTACTATCATATGCAATAACAATAAGTGGTTTATCTTGTTGTGATGTTGAATAAGTACTCCTATAACTAATAACCACATTTATATTTGATGTCATTGAAGCGGCCTTAGCGATAGCAACTACAGCCGTTTGTGTTTTATTCCATTTATCTCCACCCATAGAGCCACTAGCATCAATTGAAATATGAAGAGTAACAGGTTTTACTGAATTAGATTGAATTTTATCAAAAATGTTAAAATTACCAAACCCAATTTCGTGCAACATACGTGAGGATATTTTACCCGATTTAAGACGAGGAGTAATTAAACTACGATTTTCATCCCGCGTTTTAAGTTTTTTACCAAGCAACACACCCAAAGAAATACCCTTATCAACACTTCTTTGCCCCTCGTTCATCCACCACGAATACGTGGTAGTCATTTCAAACGCTCGAGATTCAATTAATTGCTTTGTAAGTTTTTTTACAACATAACAATCGGTCCTCATAACACCACCATCATCATTTGTGACCGAAACATTCTTTAAATCAACATTGGATTCTTCTAATGCGTTTACAGTATTCGAATCGGTTTTACTCATTTTCTTTTTAGAGATATTACCTCGTAAAAAATCTTTTTGTTTATTGATAGCCCTATCAAGCTTATTTTTATTATTCGGGCTAAGTTTATCAGTACCACCCGAAGTAGATTTACCACTATCATTAGGAGTGTCTAAATTACCATCACCACTATCAATATTCGAATCATTATTTTCACCCTCATCATTATTTTCACCCTCATCACCTTCACCACCACCGGCAGAAGAATTCATGCTTTCATTACCCGTTTGTGGAGTGTCAAAATCACCACTCATTGGCGATTGACCGGATGATGAACCATCACCACTATTATTATTTTGAGAATTATCATTGGAAGAACCGCCATTACCATCTTGCTTTTCATTAGCAACGGCATCATAGATAGTTAAGAAAATTTCGGAAGCCAAATCCATACTATCTTCAGTTGTTTTCAACCTACCAATATTATTCAAATCTAACAAATTCCAAATGGTGGAAAGGGCTTTTAGAGCATCTATCCTGCGATTCTTATTAGTGATATTAATAAGGCGGAACATATAAGATTCCCAATCTTCTGTGGTGTATTCATTCGATTTTAAACCCTTATCAATAATACTATCATTAAAGTATTTATCATACATAGAGTGATAATAACCACGATAGCCAGGCGCTGAATTATAAACATAACTATCAATACGCCTATCCTCAACAATATTAAGAATATCTTTTAAATAACGGCTCATAGTGGAAAGTATATCCCATTTTATATCGGGATTACTATCAATTTTATTTTGAATTTTTGTTGGGGTAACGGCACTATTACCGAAATATTTTTTAAGTAATGAGAAATCGGTCAACTTAATGTGTGAACCCTCGTGAAGAGCCAAACCAACAATTGGGTCAAACTCAGCATCATCAAGTTTAGAGGAAATTACCACAGTATCACCATCTGTATAAGATTGGTCGCCGGTGGAAAATTTGACGGGAATTGATTTGCCTGTTACAATATTCACAAAATTACCAATGGCCCGTTTGTAGGAGGCCAACTTAATAAGGTCGCTTTTGTGGGCAGATTCTCCATAATGACTAACCCGATTGGGTTCGAACATAGATTTATCCAACCAGAAGTCAGAGTAATAAGATTTTCGATTTTTGTATTGTTTCATATAATGGGGATTAACTTACAATGTAAAGATAATAAAGAATTGGAATATATCCAAACTTTCAATGTTAAATTTGTGTTAAATCTTTTTTCCAAGATTTATTTTTTCGTGAATATACTTTTTCAGACGGGACAACCTTTTCTGTCATTTTTTTACCAATTTGACGAGCGGCTTCACCGGAAGTCCAACCCCCATTAAAGTCAAGCACTTTTTTATCTCGATGTGTTTTACTCATATCAATAAATATTTAATACACAAAGATAAGTAATATTTTTTAATTCACCAAATTTTGAGATTAAAATGGGATTAAAAAATTATTAAGTATTTTTAGAAAATCCGTATTTAATTTTAACTCGTTCTGATATGGGTATCGAATTACCCTCTTCATCAACTCTTACAAATGTAATGTAGGTAGATACTACCGTTGTTTGATTTCCGGTATATACATTATGGGCTCTAGCCTCAATGTATAATTTAACCGATGTATTTCCTATGCTATTAACACTCCCGTAAACTTTTAATAACTGCCCTTCTTTTGCAGGTTTTTTAAATAGACATTCTTCTATTTTAATAGTAACTACACGGGGTGTATCGCATACTTGCATGGCATAAGCAGCAGCAGAAGCATCAATCCATGCTAATGCTTTTCCACCAAAAAGATTTCCGTGAAAACCTAAGTCGGATTTTTTGACGGGATATGTATTAATTAACTCCATCTTTTATTTCCTTAAATGGTATAGATACTATTTCTCTACAAAAATATAGCACCCCATCTTTTCTAAATGCGTGAGAACATTTCCAAAATTTTTTTATACCATCCACATTCAATACCCCTTCTTCCCGTATAATCCTATAAATTTGATAAATAGAATCATTTATTTGAATTACCTGTCCTAATTGACTCATAATTTTTTATTGAGCGGATAGATGGAATCGAACCACCTTCATAGGCTTGGAAAGCGAATGTAATACCAATATACGATACCCGCAAGATTTCCCCAATATGGGGAATTTAATTACTGTGCAGCTTCTGGTGTAGAAGTGGTATCAGTAACAGTTGTGGTTGTATCACTAACCACTTCTTCTACCGGTGTCTCAACTACTTCTTCAGTAGTTTCGGTGTTAGAGCATGAAGTTAATGAAATCAAACCAGCAATCGCAATTAAAAAAAATGTGTTTTTCATAATTAAAGTGTTTTAAATTTTATACAATATACGAAACCTTTTTGGTATTTCCAAATTTACTATAAATAAATACAATTATTTTTTTTATAATTAGTAGGCCCACTTGGACTCGAACCAAGAATAACAGATTAGAAATCTGTGGGTATATCCCTTTACCTATGGGCCCAATATTGAGCGAGGGGGTGTTGCCACCACACCATCTCCGAGCTGGTAGCCCGGCGAGTTTCTTCCAATTCTTCCCTCGCATATTATGTAAATATACAAAATTATTTTTAATAATCCAAATTATGAGCAGTGATAATCTGCTGCTTTTGTTGCTATTTGAGCATTTGGTTTTATATTTACTTTATATCCCAATGAACTTGCCCAACCACATGTAGATGAAACTAATCTATTGGAGGGCCAATACCCATCATCATTATAATCCATATCCAACTCAACTTTTACATTTATTTGCTGGGTAAACCATTCTGCTAATTCAATTGTTCGTGAACATTCCTCAAATAATCTTTTAAATATATCTTTTATTATTGGTATTTTTTCTTTAGTATAAATGTAATGAACTCCTCTTATACCAAACCTATAAGCAATAGCAGTTACATATGTGGTTTCAATCCCCACATTTTGGGAATCAGTTCCAATATATATTTTTGTAGATGGGTATTTTTTTAATACCTCTAATGTATGTTGAATAGGGTCTACATACCCATTATCAACTGAACGAAATTTTTTCATTATATTTTATATTATACAATTCTTACCAAATAATAAGATGAATTAAATACCCCATCTTCAAAATAGCATTTTAAAAATCTACCATATCGCTCTATTGAAAATCTTGCGTAAGTATTATCTTTGTTTGCATCCAATACATTTTTGAATTCATTAAATGAATATTTTGAACCACTTAAATTATTAACTTGTGCTACCGATAAACTACTCGTAATTAAATGATTGTGTAAATTAAATCGTATCTCATCATTAGTAATATAGTTATTAGAATTAAATGATGCAGAATTTATGGTTATATATTCTGCTCTATTATTAGATAAATCAACCCCAATATCAAAACTTATTGTAGATGATGTAATCCATCCAGATGCACTTAAAAAACTATTGATAAAATTATTAGAGCCTGTACAATCAAAATATATCTTATCAAAATCCAATGGTTCTGGTTCACCAACCTCACCCTCCGGTGCAGGTTGTAATGGTAAAAAACCACCTTCTTCAGGTAACCTTTCAATTTGTATTTCTTCTGGTAATTTTATTGGGTTTGGAAAAGCTAATGATGCCAATTCTAAATTTAAAACTAATGGCAAATCAGAGCCTATATCATATATACTTAAATAATTTGAACCATATTGTGTTGCTATTTGCTCTGAAAAAGCATTTAATACATTAATAGTTTCGTTTATATTATTAATTACAATTGTAGATGTTGGTAATCCGGTTATACTACCTGCTACCTGACCATACATAACACTACCGGATGTGGTGAATGATGCAGATACAATTGAATCGTTATTTATAAATTGAATAGTTACATAATCGTTTATACCATTTAAATAAACCCGTTTTAATAACGATTGTAATTCAGATCGCATCATTTATTATACCTTACTCAATACAAAAATACCAATACCATTCCACCAATTATTATATGCGATATCATGTGGGGTATGTGTATTATCATCGGTTAATCTAATTTCTTTACTAAATAGTGTTTTCAATTTTAAATCCTGAATTGCTAAAAAAGTACCTGTTCTTACATCTCTCCAATTCCAATCATCAACAACATATATAAAGTAATCATCTAAATTATGAATATAGTATGTTAATGCAGAATATTGTGATACAATACTGTGGTCTCCATCATACATATAAATATTAAATTTAGGTAATTTTGTTACATCCATTAAAAATGAATCCTCATCATACACATCTATAGTATTATTACCCCTATATAATTCTAAATTATTTTGGAATTCTTTCTTACCACCAAATTCAGACCAATTATCTATGACGGATATATTACAGTTGTTTTTATAAGCAGCAGAAAATGTAGAGCAACCTTGCCAACAACCTATTTCTAAATAACGAGTATTATCTATTGATAATAGATTATTGTAAAAATGTTGTGTTTTTATTCCAATTAAACCATTAATTTTGTTGTTGGTTATTAATGGAGATTCATCGGAATCGTTTAATTTTGATTCCCCATTTTCGGCTTTTTCTAAACAAGAAAGTATGTGTTCTTCGTAATCTATCATATTAATTTTTATTTGTTGTACCAGAGATGGGACTCGAACCCACACGAGCGATTCTGCTCACGACATTTTAAGTGTCGCATGTCTACCATTTCATCACTCTGGCGTTTATACTAATTTTTTATTTTTTCAACCACAAATAACTTGTTAAATTCATCCAAACTTATTTGTTTGGTTTTTGCGAAAAATTTCAATGCTTCCTCAATAGAACCTGCTTTGGTTTTAGAAATTGCTTCCTTTTTAATATCGGTGGTGTTGTAAAAAAAATATTCATTCATAGTATCCTCCATTTTTATAAATATACAAAATAAAGTTTAACTCTCCAAATAATAATTTATTTTAATATCCGCTTCATTAAACATTTGAATACTTCTTTGAGCACTCTCTACCCACTTTTGTTCTTTAGAACCACCACCATCCTTAATCCATATTTCGGTAATACCTGCATTTATAATTGCTCTTGCACAATCTGTGCATGGTATTCCACATGTCATATACATTTTAGAACCATTTGTAGATACACCAATTCTTGCTGCATTATAGATAGAATTTCTTTCAGCATGTTCAAACCAAAAATACTTTTCAGGTCTTTCTTGTCTTTCATCTACACCATCATCAATACCTCGCGGAAATGAATTATAACCCGTAGAAATTATTTCATTACCCTTTCCTACAAGAACAACACCTATTTGAGTATATTTATCTTTTGATTTTAACTTAACTTGTTCTGCTATATTAAAAAAGTATTCATCCCAATTCATAAAATTGTTAATTTATACTCTTTATTATTTTCAGTTTTAAAGTAAATGCAATTTTTAGAACCATTCGTGTTTATTTCGGTAATTTTTTTAGATTGAAATTTTGAGAATGATCCCAAAAAATCAGACCATTCAAAATCTAAAACCAAAACATTTCCAATGGTAGGTTTACCATGAACTAATTCAGTAATTTTACCAAACATATCAACATTACCCCATCTAGCAGAATATGCTTCTATATTGAGATTACCGGTTATTTCTTCTAATTTATAATTTTTCACATTTTTTTAAATTAAATTTTCCATCATTATATAATATATATGAATTACTCTCAATCCAATCACCACAATTAATATACGAAATTTTTTTACTATTGTCAATTATTGGTGTATGAATATGTCCACAAATTACACCAACACAACTTCTTCTTTCAGCCTGATATTCTAATTGTTCTTCAAATCGGGTTATAAACTTAACTGCTTCTTTTACTTTTAATTTTAAATATGTACTTAATGATTTTTTATATCCCATTTTTTTAAGTGTTCTATCAATCCAAATTGCTAATTCATATCCCCAACTACCTAAATGACCTAACCACTTTAATTGAACAACACCATCGTATAAATCGCCATGAGTAATATAATAATCATTCCATATCATATCATTTTTAATTTCAATATTACCCAAACTCAATGGGGTGTAATTTCGTAAATACTCATCATGATTACCGGTGATATAATGAACCATCGTTCCATTTTTAGAATATGAAAGTATTTTTCGTATAACATTAGTATGGGATTGTGGCCAATGAAATCGTTTTTTAAGTAACCACCCATCTATAAAATCACCCACAATTATTAATTCCTTTGGTTCATATTCTTTTAATACCCCCAATAACTTTTCAGCATTACATCCCTTTGAACCCAAATGGATATCCGATATTAATAAAGCATCTACCTTTTTCATTCTACATTTTTTGTAACTAAAAATAAACCCTTATCCAATATAAACCCATTATTCAAAAAGTGCTTTAAGCTTGATACATTACAATGGGCTATAAGCGGTTTTCCTAATTCTTTTACTTTCATATTTCGATATTCCCATAATAATTTATAAATACCCTTTCCTCTATGCTCTTCAATTACAAAAGCATGTCCTAAATAAATATGATTGGGGTGTTCCACATATGAAACAACCCCAACCAATTTATCTTTGAAATAAGCACCTTGATATGTTGCGGATTTATCTAATAAATCAGGTTTTACTTCACCTAATTCTTTTTCAACCTCATCGTATTTTGTGGTTCTTATTTCCATTTTTTAAAAGATTAAAATTTATTTCCAAAATAGTTGAATTAGTATAAGTATGATAGCAACACCCAATGATACTATAGTTTTTATATTAAGTGTTTCTCTAAACACCGAAGTTGCCATTACTGCAAAAACAATAATACCAATACCAAACCCAATAATTCTGCTTGGCCAGATTAATCCATTATAGTGAGTGATTATTTGACGAACTGATTCTATGTACATCATAGAAATAGGAATACTCATCAAAACTACCAACCAATAATTTTCTCTAAACCAAGAAAACTTTAAATGACCTTGAAGTTGCAAAAAAGTAAATATTTGTGCAAAAAACATCAAAACCATTCCTATAACTAATCTCATATATAATAAGTATTACATCAATGTTATTGAAGTGTTAATAAATTGTTAATATTTGTAGGGGAAGCGGGACTCGAACCCACAACCTCGTGCTCCCAAAGCACGTAATCTAACCAATTGATATATTCCCCTGAATGCGGTTCGTATGGGAATCGAACCCATGACCTTCGCAGTGACAGTGCGATATTGTACCCAACTCTACTAACGAACCATTTGAGCTTCCTGTCGGATTCGAACCAACGACCATCCGCTTACAAAACGGGAGCTCTACCAACTGAGCTAAGGAAGCATTTTTTGTGGACCGTACCAGAGTCGAACCGATGACCTTCTGAGTGCAAATCAGACGTTCTAGCCAACTGAACTAACAGCCCTTTGGTTGCGGGGGAGGGAATCGAACCCTCGTAGTTGGGCTTATGAGACCCAGCTGGCACCATCTCCAGTCTACCCCGCGATGTTGTAAAGTATAATACTTTTGTACTCCGTACGGGACTCGAACCCGTAAGCTTTCCCGTGAAAGGGGAATGTCCTAAACCAATTAGACGAACGGAGCGTCTTTTTGCGTCCTGAAAAGGATTCGAACCGATGACCTAACGCTTAACAGGCGTTTGCTCTACCTCTGAGCTATCAAGACAAATAATGTATCGAAGGTGGGACTCGAACCCACATTGCTGTTTAGCGCTGGTTTCTAAAACCAGTATGTCTGCCAATTCCATCACTTCGATATAAATATACGAAATATTTTTTATATTTCCAAATTTTGTGGAAGATATTGGATTCGAACCAATGAACCGGTTTTACCGATTAACACCTTAGCAGGGTGCCGCTTTAGACCTACTCAGCCAATCTTCCTTTGGGTGATTAATGGGTTTCGAACCCATACTAACAGAATCACAATCTGTCGTGCTACCATTACACTATAAACACCATAGATAAAATTTAGTAGCGAGAAGCATAATTGAACTGCCGACCTTAGGGTTATGAATCCTACGCTCTAACCATCTGAGATATCTCGCCATTTTGGCGCGGGTGCAAGGATTCGAACCATGATACTACCTTTGTAGTAAAGTGTGATATCCATTACACTAAGAAACTATTTGCACACCGTCAGGGAATCGAACCCATGTCCATGCGAGGTTTTGGAGACCTGCTGCTTCCTTAAGCTACGGTGTATGTATTCTCCACTACTAGTTAGGTTTCAACACACCCACTTTTTTTTGAGGTACTGGTTGGATTTGAACCAACATAAGAGCTTTTGCAGAGCTCCACCTTGCCAATCGGACACAGTACCGAAATGTGGTTCTTAAACGATTCGAACGTTTAATTCTTCGTCCGTAGCGAAGTGGTTTATCCGTTAGCCTAAAGAACCCAAATGTTGGAATAGCCGGATTCGAACCAGCGACCTTTTGAATATCAGTCAAATGCTCTAACCTGCTGAGCTATATTCCAATGTGTGACCCCGAGCAGGATCGAACTGCTACTCCCCTGATTAAAAGTCAGGTGCTTTACCAATTAAGCTACGAGGTCATTTGTACTCTCGACAGGATTTGAACCTGTAACCTCGATGGTATAAGCATCTTGCGCTAACCGTTGCGCCACGAGAGCATTTTTTATTTATTTATTTTGTTTTTCACTCCTTTGTTCTCGTTCCCACAATAAGTTCCCTATAATTACACCGGATGCAATTGATGAACCAATTTTTAAAAGGATATTAGGTACAAATATAGAACAGATTAATAAAACGGCTGATAATATCCACAATAGGATAGGCGATTCTAGAAAGTTTTTCATAATGTAAATTTAGTAAGTGGTTTATTTTTAATCTTGTTTTTGTACTTTAAGTATAATTCTTTATTTTTATTTAAACTTATTTAGGACTTAATTTGCTGAATGATATGAGAGTTACTTTTCTTATCATAAGAAACATTCTCTTTTGGTATTATTTCCACTTCGCTGATTAAAATTTTACAAGGTTCATCTAAATACCAGATATGCTCCGGGTCACTTTCGTGAATTATCCCAACTTCACAATATTTTGGGTCGATTCCCGGTGGTTGAAAATAGATTGTTTCCATAACTTTATTTTTTAGTAGTCAGTACAGGATTCGAACCTGTGGTGAGTTTGTTTTTTCATGCTACTGCGGATTGTCTACTCACTTACCGCAATTTGTCAGCGAAAACCATTTCGCCACCTGACTATATGTATTATTTTTCCAAATATTCTTTTACCAAACGAAGAATTATTTCGATTCTATCTTCGGTTACTTCATATTCCCAAAACAAAAACTTCTTTTTAGTTTTTTGAGCATAATCTGCAAGTCCGTTATTCTTACTCTCTATCACACCGAAATGCACAAGGCATGCTTCCATGTAACCTAAGTAAATTGCATCATGTAGATGTCTTTTAGGGTTGTGATATTGTTTGTAACAATTTTCTAAGTGTCCTTTTTTCAACATAACTTTTATTTTAGTAGTCAGGACAGGATTTTGCCACCTGACTATTTTTTATGTAAACAAATATAATAGGATTAATATACAAGATATTAGAACGTAGAATCCAACTGGGTCGAAAGGATAAAGTACTTCTTCTATTTTTTTATGTGCATTAATAAACATTTTTTTCATAACATATATTTTAAGTAGTCAGGACAGGATTCGAACCTATACAATAGAGCAACCGCTCATAGCGTTTAACCAATTTCGCCACCTGACTATTTGTGCTCCTTATTCTCTTACCCTTTTATTTCGGAGCTGACCTGCTTATCTTTAAATACGAGTTTCTCAAGGGTACAGGTCATCTTTTTATAGTATAAATATACAAAAAGATTTTTAATTATCCAAATAAATTCATCATAATAATCGCAAAAAGAAATCCAAATAAAACAACCACAATAGAACCCCAAAAATCAATAGGTTCTTCTTTCATAAAATCACGCAATTCATTAAACATAGTTTTCATAATTTATCGGTTTATATAAACAGGTCCATATACATCATAGGTACATCCTTCAACAACATTACCACGAGGAATGGGAGCGGGAGAACGCCAAGAAGCTGCTTTCATCAAATCTGCTCGTCGATATGGACGACCACCTAATGAACCATCCCTTCGGGCGATAAATCCCCATGCACTACCATTAACATCAATTTTGTAAAATTTAGAACCCTTTGTTAAGTTGATTACAGGTTCATTTAATAATTCAAATCTTTCTTTATAATACCCCTTTAATTGTCCGGTCAAAATTTCCATAAACTCTTCAATGGTTTGACATGGGGGGGATGTTAATTGTGTAACTGATGACATATTTTTTATATTAAAGAATTTACCATACTTTGTGCTCGATATATTTGAGCGTATTTAACTGCAATCCAATTGGGAACTCCACCCTGAGTAAATTGAAATTCAAAATTTGAAATTAACTCTTTAACTAACGTTAAATTCTCATTGTCAATTTCTTTAAATATTCGTTCTAATTCCACATCCATTCGTTTACCATATTCAACCCAATATAAAGAACGAATCTCAATATAGGCAGGTATTAGTTTTTTGATAAAATTCATATTTTTAGGGGGTTTAGTTTCTCTCTCAATTACAAAGTAAAGATAAGTATAAATCGGTTAATAACCAAACTTTTGGTGTTAAATAATTGTTAAGTTTTTGAATCACCTTCATCAAACCATTCTACATCACCACCAACCATAAGTTGGTTATCTTCCAATAATGTCCAATACCGCTCTTTCCACTTATCTAATTCAACACCATCTATGAGTTGAACCTGTCCGGTTTTTTTAGCAAGATATGCAATACCCCAATTAAGCAGTTCATCTGCCTGATTTAATAACCCATCTTCTAGCAACATCAATATCCGCTTATAATTTTCGGTTATGGTATCTAATTTTTTTGGTTTTCTTCCTCGCTTTTTCATATGTATAGAATTTTATCGGTATAAAGTTACAATTGACCCAAAATTAGAGTCAAATACCCTAATCAAATTTTCGTAATCACCACTCATCATTTCTTTTACGATTTCTTTGGAATTAAATCCTAATTGTTTGGAAAGATTTTGAGCAAGACCGATGAGATAAAACGCATTTCCCTGAGGACCTGTTAAATCAACTTCAATAGCTGAATTTTTTACTTTTTGTTTGATTGCCATAATTTTTATTTTTTATTATTGATACGATTAGAAACTTTTAGATTTTCGTTGATAGCTATTAGTAGGAAAATACCCACAATTGATAAAAATACCATAACTTTTATTTTGAAAGGGATTGAATTACACTTAATGCTTTACTAACCACTTTTTGGTCAGATATATATTGTACGGTTTCATTGAATTCCCGTCCCGCATTCATCACCTCATTCACTACCCATTCAACTTTACCAAATGGAGCACGATTATCAACAAACACATACTTAACCCAAGCTTCCAACACCATACCCGTCAAACCACAAACCGAACCTGAATTTTCGTAATCCTCATAAATATCATACATACCATTCCACTTACCATACTCCCAAAGGTTGGCAAATTTTTCTACCTCATACGCAATTTGTGAGTCAACGGGAGCACCCATTTTGGTGTAGAGATTAATTCGAAGAGAATTACCACCGGAGAAAGAGTCCGATTTTACGGAACACATAACCCCACTATAATTCATTTTAACAAATTGCTTTACCAATGAACCAGCGATGGGGGCATTGATATAAATGTATTTTTCACCCGAATTTGAACCATAGGTTTTAGTACGGATAGCTGTGGTGGGAACTTCAAAGTTCTGACCGTTGATTTGAATTACCATTTTTTTCATAGTGTTTGTTTTTTTAACTTACAATGTAAAGATAGGGAAGAAATAGCAAATATCCAAGCTTTCAATATTAAATTTGTGTTAAGTTTTTATTGGGTTATTTTGTTTTAAAAAACCGGAATTCAGTAATACCCCGCTTCTTATCCAAAAACATAGAGTATTGAATTTCTTTTTGAGTATTTTGATAAGCGTACCAACCGCTGTTACGCTTTTCAGTTACTTTTGTCCAAAATTCACCATTCTTTAATAAAGCATTCATAACCATTCGATAGGGTAATTTTCCTATGAACCCCCACTCAACACAATCACCATAATCCCTTATAGGTTTGGAATTTTCGATTAACCAATTCAACTCATTAGATCTTTTCATATCTCAATTATTACGATGTAAAGATCGTAATACTTTATTTAATATCCAAACTCACAATATTAAATAATTGTTAAATTTTAAAGTCAAAAAACTCATTTACCTTATTATCAAATTTTTGATAATTATGATTAAATACATTCATATTAAATTCCGGCTTATTTATCCTTTCATACCCACCAAGCCCTGTCCTTCGCTCAAATATTAGGTCTGCTTCTTTTGGGTTTTTTAAACCCGAATACTCATCATACTTTTTTAAGATTTTTTTAGATTCTTTTGATAGTGGATACATATATCTAAACATCAAACCACGAATCCTATCTATCTTTTTATATTCGCAAAAAGAGTGTGTCAACCAAAATATTCGATCCACCCCCGCCCACTGTGCATTTTCTTTACATAATTGTTTAGCACTGCGGGGATGTATTTTTTCACCTGTAACCCGATCCATATAAACATCGGTTTTAAAACTACCTATATACTTAAAATTTGCAGCCTGATATACAATACCACATTTACCCATAATACCATCAGCAAGTGTATATATAAATTTAACATTCGTATTTTCCCTAACCCAACTCAACAATAATTTAATAGCTTGAGAACCAAAGTTCCCACCATTTTTATCAGACCGGAAACACATTTTACCTATTTCAAAATAATCGGTAGTAATCATATTATCTTTATAAAAGATCTTCTGTATAGTTTGTAGTGGTTGCGTTCCCCACCCCAATGTAATAATACCAACCAATTCATCATTCTCATAATACCCTAAATACCATTTAGTTAATCTTGGCAGGATCTTACTATAATGATATTTATGTATGAATAAAATTGCAGTATTTTTATGTATCGGTTTTATTTCCACTATATTTTGTTAAAATTTATCCACATTTTATAAAAAAAGTGTCCACTAAATTGTGGAGTTCTTATTGACCTTGGGTTTGTAAATCCACAAAGCCATAAATGTATTCTAATCTTATCATATATTTTATTTGTTAAATAATTCTTTTAAATTTTCTCGTTCTATAATCAATTTAAGCCGCTGCGAATAAGTATCACCTGACTCGGAATAAGTTTCATCTAACGCATTAAAATAATCGGATTCAGTATTTATATCACCTAAATAACGGCATTGATAAAATGCGTAATCATAAACTGATTCCTGCCAACTATTATAATAAGCATGATTTAGTTGAGTTCTTTGAGCTGTTTTAATTCTACTACCCGCCATCTTCATACCAAACAAATTATTGTTTTTTTTGAATACGATTGAACTCCAATGACCTGTTTCTAAAATGGATTGAGCAAGAACAATATGTGGGTGTTTTATATTCAAGCTTTTTATCATAGTAATGAGAGCATCTTTAGAAAAAGGTTCTTCCTCCTTATGGATAATATATACACCTCTTTCTAAATATATACCATTAGATTTACCACCCCACCAATATCCACCCCAAAAAATAACTATACTGAATAAACATATTAAAAACGATAATATTATAATTTGTGGTGTATAATATTTGTACATCATTTTTTTTCTATCATACTTATAGAACATATATTCTTATTTATTATTACCAAAAATTATTCACTACTGCTTCAATTCTCCGCTCTGCTATTTTACAATATTCTTCTTCTCGTTCAATACCAATAAAATCGAACCCTTCTAATATCGCACCTTTTCCCGTACTACCACTACCCATAAATGGGTCTAAAACAATTCCTTTTGGTGGAGTTACAAGTCGGCACAAGTAACGCATTAAATCGGTGGGCTTAACGGTTGGGTGGTTGTTGCGAGCTGGAGCTTTCTCACTTCCATATTTTCCGCTTGCACTGTTGATGTCATCTGCATAATCGCCAATGCCTCCGCCGCCACCTGTCGTTTGTTTTATCTCCATCCCCTCGCACCCCTCATCCCTGTCGCGTTTGCTTGCCTTGGCGCAGTAGAAGAACCGCGCGGCTGAGCCAAGCAGGTCGGTCACCTCCTCGCTCCCATCGTGGATGAAGTTGGCAGGCCATCTTCCAGTTGGATTATAGTTCTTAGGTTCAATCATAGAATAATCCCCATAGACATTATTTCCTGTCAGGGGCGGTGTTCCAAAATCAGCGTGTTGATTTTTTTGAGTGCTTTCTTTTCTATCTTCCTCTGATATAAAATCCACCCTACACCCATCCACGTTATTCGCACCCCCGCCGTGTTGCAGGACGTTCTCCGCTACCGTGCCAATCAGCGGCTTCCGTGCCACCGTTATCGGTTCAAGTGCGGGTTTCAGTGCAGTCCCCCAGCCTTCCCATTGCTTCGCTTCGGAGGTGGCGGGGGTGGTGATAATCGCTTGATTTTCTTGTTGTGGACAGGCAATTTCGCTTTTGGATGTTCTCCAATTTTCATTAAAACCCACCACCTCCCTCTCCGCACCCGCCGCCTTGTCAATCGCCTTGCTCACATCCAACGACTTCGGAAACCCCGACCCGTACACCCAAGCAATCATATCCCTAATCTCAAAGCCCGCGTCCTCAATCCGCACCGCCATCCTGTGTTGCGTCCCTGCAAAACAAAGCAGGTGACCGCCCGGTTTTAATACCCTTAAACATTCTTTCCAAATATCGACACCAGGTACATCATAATCCCATCGTTTACCCATAAAGGATAAACCATAAGGTGGGTCAGTAACAATACTATCTACGGAATTATCTTCTAATTCTTTAAGTACATCTAAGCAATCTCCATTGATTATCCTCATCCCACACCTACTTATTATCTACCAGAAAATGATATTTGAACTTCTTTTAATAGTTTCCTACCCAATTTTTTATCAGTACGCAAGGTAGATTTGTTTTTTACACTCAATAATGTATTAGCCCTCACCAACTTTTCGATTTCACTTTCGTTGTAACCCATACTTTCCCATGTCCCAATTAATTTACTTTCAATCTTCTGAAGTTGTTCACTAATATCATTTTCCATATGAGACCGGTTTACCTTATAAAATACATTACTACGCCTTATTTTATCCAAAAAAGAATAACCCATACGGGACATGCAAAAGGTTTGGTAGAACTGCCTACGCTGGTTATAATTCATACCTACCATCATCTTTTCCATAGTTTCTACCGTTTCTTCGAAACCCAACTTTTCATTAATTGTACACATAATTTTTGTTTTTTTAATTGTTAATATACGAAATCTTTTTGATATTTCCAAATATTTTGTTGGAAAATAGTGCTTATCAAGCAAGGGATAATTAAGTTTGTGTTAAGAGCTGTGATTGTCAAGCAAGGGGAGAAGCTATGGTCGAAAACCTGACCTCTCGATGGGGATGAGTCCCCCGCCATAACACAACATAAAATATTTTTGGGTTTACACTAAAATGCCTCCCCCCCCTGTCTAAGCTCTCCATCCCGCTTTTTAGCAAAAATTGCTCATCAACCCGCTTTTTAGCAAAAATTGCTCTCCACCCCGCTTTTTGGGTTGTGTTATATAATTTGTGATATATACTATATGCTATATGTTATATACTATGTGTTATAAACCCACCCATTTACCTTCTGCTTTTATACCTAATAGTATATGTTGCTTTCTACACCATTCCGTTGGTGATATATCGCTTTCAACGGTGCTTCTAATTTTTGGGTTGTGTTCTAAGCTTAAGCGCTTTGGGTTACTATCTATGGGTTCATACTTAAAGTCCATTGGTCCCAATTTTGTTTTGTTATTTACTCGCTTTATATTGAATAGGGTTAGCATAGTGGTTAGGTAGTTAATGATTTTATTTTTGTTTATTTCTCGCTCGCTATTACCCATTTCCAAAAGGAGACTCTTCAGTTAATAGGTTGCTCATCACGGATGTGAAAGGAAAGTCACTATATCTACTAACTCCGGCGACCTCTCTAATCTCATTTATGCTTGCCAAACTAAGTACGGTATCTAATGTTAAATCACCCATCCAATACTTTTCGTTTAATTCATCAACGATTTTATTCGTTGTGGTGGGAAAAATGGTGGCTTCATTTTGTAAAGCAAGAACCACTTCGGGTTTTAGGCGGGAATAAAGGGAGTTTCTCATATGTTATTTGGTTAAAATTTCAGTATTAGGTTTATAATAAACACACTGTTTAATAATATCCAAACGGGCAGGTTTATCAACCATTAGAAGGTAAAAAATCAAAATACTCATCAATTTCGTTTTCATCTCTCAATCAATTACAAAGTAAAGATAGGGATAAATTGGTTAATTTCCAAGCTTTTTATATTATCTTTATGTTAAATTTTGGGGGGAATTTAACAAAAAACCCGCAACCAGTTAGGATACCGCCATACACTCTTCGGCGTATGTGGAGGATGAACTCATAATCATACAATCTGTCTCTACCTCTACCATATACTCACTCCATACCGCACGGGCCTCTTCATACAACTCTTTGAGTTCCTGCGGAGAGGAATATTCAAGCTGATAAGTGGCTTCGGGTTCGGTAGTGTTAGGGAAGTTACCGGTGGGGAAATAAACTCTGAAAGTGGCGTTCATAAAAAGGGGGTTTAGTTTCTCAATCATTACAGTATAAAGATAAGGATAAATTGGTTAATTTCCAAGCATTTGGTGTTAAATAATTGTTAAATTTTCTTCAATTAGTTCTCCATCTTTCCATACACGGATTTCGGTAATATTTCCATCTTCATCATAGAACATTTCCTGCCCATGAAATAATCCCGCTTTGTATGGGGTCCTGGCCCGAACATTTCCATTTTCCCAAAACCATTCTTCTAACCCATCAGGCTTACCCTCTTTCCAGGTGGTTTTACATTGGATACTCCCATCCTCCCAAAACCATTCTTCTAACCCATCAATCCTGTCTCCTTTATAGGGAATTCTACGATAGATATTTCCATTAGGATAATATTTAATCACATAAGTTAATTCGTTATTCATATTTATCATTTTTATTACAGTATAAAGATAGGGATAAATTGGTTAATAACCAAACTTTTGGTGTTAAATAATTGTTAATTTTCTTCAATAAGTTCTCCATCTTTCCATACACGGGTTTCGGTGATGTTTCCCTGTTCATCAAATTCCTCCTCAATACCATCTATCTCATTATTTTTATATGGGGTTCTCACACGGATATTTCCGTTTTCATAGAACCACTCCCAAAGACCTTCTTCTTGTTCTTTTGAGTTCTTTTGTCCTTTGAACTTTACATTTCCGTTGTCAAAGTATTCAATGTGGAGTGTTAATTCGTTATTCATATTTTTTGGGTTTAATCGAACATACAATAAAGCGAGTTAAGTTCCTTTTTGGTAGCCGGCCGGAAAGAACTTTTGTCAATTTTAGAGCCATTTTTCTCATACTCTGCAACCGCTTTCTCAATAGCGACCGTCACATCATAAGCCCATACGGTGTTATATCCGCCTCCAACAAAATTAAAGATAAACTCAACATTCTTACGGGCTGAAGATTTGCGTCTTTTAATTTCGGCTAAGAAAGCATCAGCGTACATCCGAAGTTCGTCGGCTGAAGCCATCACAATTACATCTTCAATGGCTTCTGGGAGGGTGGTTTTGTTTTTCATTGGTTTGTGGGGGTTAATTTCAATTTTATCTTATACTCGCTCTTTTATAAATGAATAATTATTCATAGGTTGTAACAATATTATCTATCAGATCATCAATGTTATTCTGCTTAAATTCTCGCTCTGAAATTTGATAACGGATATCTTTATAACAAATGATGAAAATGTATTTTGAACCTTCCTTAATGTAATCAAACACATAACTCCTATTTTTTGGAGTTATAAATGTCCGCCCACGTTTACCATCAAGCTTATCTTGCTTTTTAGTGTATTTACCGATTTGATTAATTTGTTTCATTTCTATCTCAATTACATAGTAAAGATAAGAATATTTTTTATATCCACCAAACTTTTGGTATTAAATTTATGTTAAATTTATAAAAGCCCTCCAGAACAAATCTTTTGCACCTATCGATTTGCAGACCGATGGTAGTGTTGCCGTTATTAGAATGTTAAATCACCATTGGGTGGGTGTAAAACGAATACAAAATTCTTATATTCGGTCGAGCGCCTTTTCCCAATCCATAACGCTTTTATACTCATCGGCGGCATCCTGCATCGCATAGATTAGCGTGTAGTCATCGCTGTTCAGCGATTCAATTTGCTGTTTGATTAAGCGGGTCTGCCTTTCATCGTAATCCATATCGATGTAATTCAACTCAGGAATTTGACCTTCGCCCTCGAACCAGTCGCGGGCATCGAAGTGAAACATTACAACAAAGCCTCCGGAGGGGGTGTCGATGTTGTGGTTGAAATAGATTTGGTTGCTCATATTTTATTTTTTAATTTATATTAAGTTTTATTACCCTTAAAAAAAGAATGCGTTGTGTGAGTAGGAGATTGGTCGGTTGTAGCGTTTGCCGATTACTGCCTGTGGAGCTTTTACCCATTCGGATTGTACGGCTTCCCAGACGCAGTGGTCTGCATTGACTGCGATGAGTCGAGCCCTGCCAGTGGGTGAAAAGTTTTCTCCTTACCAACTATCTGTTCTTTACATTGTTTCATAATTTTGGGGGTTAATTCATTTTTTTTCACGAAGAATTTTGGCATAGCGATGGTATTTCCTTAGACAATTTCCAAATGTGCTTGAACAATTGTGGGCCAATTTTATCTTATGCTCTGTCCAAGCTCGTTTAAAAATGAATGATTTGGTCATATTATTTACAATTTTGTTCTTTGATGGAGTAAAGGTTGGCAAAGTAATTAAACTTTTCAACAGCCTCAAACACCGATACAGTAACTGCTTTAATCAACATATCCGTTTTTAATTCACTCAACATAATAGTGTCATCACACAATTTAAGTGAGATGTTCAATTTTGGGAAGTTCTTTTTCATATCTATCATTTTTATTACATAGTAAAGATAAGGATAAATGGGTTTATTTCCAAGCTTTTGGTGTTAAATAATTATTAATTTTCTTCAATTATTTCCCCATCTTTCCATAGAGTGGTTGTGGTGATGTTTCTCCATTCATCAAACCACTCATGAATTCCATCCTTCTTACCCTCTTTGTAAGGGATTCTACTACGGATATTTCCGTTTGGATAGAACCATTCTTCTATTCCATCCCACTTACCCTCTTTGAATGTGGCTCTCCTACGGATATTTCCATTTTCATAGAACCACTCCCAAATACCTTCTTCTTGTCCTTTGGAGTTCCATTGTCCTTTAATCCACACATTTCCGTTGGAGTAGTATTTAATGTGGGGTGTGAGTTCGTTGGTCATAACTTTTATTTTAGTAGTTTATTATTTAATTCCAACCATTAAAGTAGAAACCTTACATTCCATCTCCCTATATAATGGGGGATATATATAAGAACGAAGTTGTTCACACGAATAGTATGTATCACCACCCACATTATGGGGAATACAAAGAGTTTCAATTATCGAACTAATAGTTGGTTTGCAAATAGTTGCAGTAAGATATCTAAGAACATCATTACGCAACATCCAATCACCGGCCGGAAGAGAATTTTTCATATTTATCATTTTTATTACATAGTAAAGATAGGTATAAAACCCCACTTTTCCAA